TGGTGCGGTATAGATACCCGACACCGCCCCTACTGTATGAGGAATACGAGCATAATCGTCATCGTCACCATGAAGACGACGATACATTTTGCAGTAAATTTTATGTACTACACCAGCAACAGAGTTAGCCACATCATCGTGAGCCCCTCGCATGTGGTCTATCTTATCCTGCTTACCTGCTGTTCGCCGTTCAAGTGACATAAACTGGTTCTTTATTACCGGTTGAGCTAGTAACCGAACTTTCCCTAAGTTTATTATCCCCTCAAACTCAGAATAAATTCTACTTTTCTCCTTAGGTGCTGGTTTATACATTACGTTATGTACCCGAAACTCAGATGCCGGCCAGTCGCCTGCATACTTGTCACCTGTTACTTCCCATATACCATACTCCTTAAGAATAGATGCAAACTTTGCTGTTGTTTCCTTCAAATCAATAGGAGGTTTCTCCTCCTCTACCACATCCAACAATATCTTACTCTCTTCGTTATCCATATGTGCAATTGCTAACGTAAAGCTATCTTCCCCTGTCCCTCCAGTAGGGTCACAAAATGCATAATATCTATTTCTTTCATTATACGGTCTTGAAACTATATTCTCATCAATAGCTGCATCCAACACATAACCAGGAATAAACTGCTGAATATCTTCTCTAAACTGAGCTCCATACTCAACAGAAGCTGTATCAATATTTAGTCTTGCCAGTCGTCCTTGCTGTGCTTCTCCTATCGTAGGATTCATATCGTCAGTAGGTGCCTGCCAAACGAGTACTCTAGATGCATCGTTACCCCAGTTACTTTGGTAGATATTGAAAAAGTATCCTCCTTTACGGTGAGGCGAAGAAATACCAATCAATTTTGCTCCTTTAAGCATGGTAGGAACAAGAGCCTCAACAATATCTTTGTCCGGATTAGCAAATCCAGTATCTGGTCGGAAGAATGCTAACTCATCCAATATTACCACTGCAGTAGTATAACCACGTATTCCTCTCGATGTAGCCGCTTTGACTATAATGTTAACTGAGTTATCTAACTGTATTTCTTCCTCCGACTTCTTTACGATCAAAGACTGCTTAGTTTGTAGAAATGCAGCTATATACTTAAAAACTAATCGTGCTTGTCTTGTATCTGTAGCTAAACAAAGAACGTGAGCATCCTGCCCTGGTGCTAAGTACTTTTTCCAATCTCCGTAAACGGCTTCATAAGTTGCTATAAAAGCTGCTATCCTACTTTTCCCTCCTCGTCTTCCTATAACAGCAAAAAACTCAGAAAAACCACTAGAGGTAGGGGGAACCGATCTACCAGTATACTTATAGTAAGTATCTACCTCTTCTTTACTTAATGGTATACCATAGAGAGCTTTCAAACATATTTTCCAATTCTTCCAACTCTCCTGGTTCCTTCCCATATAACGACCAAGATCGCTCTGGTCTTCAAAAACTTCAATAATATCTCTCTTCTTACTACTTACCATTTTCTTGCTAAATCCTTCAGTATACGCTGCCAACTCGGAGGCATCCACCTATACTTACTCCAGTACCGTTCCATTCTTTCTAATACACAAAGCGGATACCAAATACGAAAAAAATCCACTTCCTGCTCTCCTCTTTGTTTAATCTTCCGTTTCTCTGGTAGTGACCATTGCTCCCGCGCTTTTTGTTTCAAAAGTTCTCGCGTTCTATCAATTTCTTTTAACCAATCTTTCTTCACTTACTACTTTCCACTATACATTTATAATCATTATAAATATAATAACTAAAATTTATTTTTATTTTTTTATACAACATAAAACTACCACATTTCCTGTATTTTCTTATACAAAATAGTAACCGCATCCTTCTTCTTTCTTTCATTACCTACAAGGGACAAATGCGTACTTATGTCTCGTATACAACGATCCATTACGTTTCCTCGTAATTCTTTAAGTATATACAACGTCTCAGGATCTTGAAAATGGACATTCTCACTACTTTTAACTAGTTTCCAAACCTCCTTACGATACCACCTTTCATGTTTTCTGAAAATAATATCCACTATATGTTTTACTGTTCTACTTTTTACAACTACTTTCTTATTCCTTACCACAGTATAGATATCACTAATATCTTTAGTTGTCAATCCAAACCGTATCGCTAATTGCATCCTTACTTCTCTTGTATTACTTTTATTCAGTTCCTCCTTTATAATTTCGTTCCTATGTCCCACCCATACTGTTTTAGCCGTAGGAATGTATATCTGTCTACCTGAATACAAACTAATCAAATTAGTTACTACATCAACATCGAAATGCATAAGCAAGTCAGTTACTATAGAACCAGGATGGGTTTTTGCAAAATTTTCCACAGTAACCTTATCTAACCTTCTACTTTCCATAAAACTCCCAATCCTTGTCTTCTAATTCAATACCAAACTTAGTTTTCCACTGCATTGGTAAGTCATCAAAAAAGGTTACGTTTGTTTTCAAACTTTCATATTCTTTTTCTAACTCTGCTACACGATAGTACAGAAACGTACTTATTCTCAAATAGAAAAAGTTATAGAAATCTTTAGTTGATGCCTTCTTCAATGATTCCCTAAGATTAACTCCTTTAGCAGTTCCTTCCACTGCCCATTTCCAAAACTGTAAAAGGATATCTTGCCTTATATCCCCCCAATATTCTCTTAACCCTTTATACTTTTTAGCTAACTGAATATCTATAATATCACTTAACTGTTCAGTTAAAAGTTTTTCAAATATTCTTGTGTCACCTGTTCTTACGTATTCTTTAGCTAAACGACGTATTTCTTCTGGATTGTACATTTTCTTTCTCCACTCCAAGTTCAACTTCTATTTTAGTTTCATCACTAAACTGTATCGCTTCATTCATTGACTTAATTAGTCCTTCAACAGTTACTGATGCCGGATCTTGCTTACCACTGCCTACTTTACTCAGATCACATACTTTGATCTGGTATCCCCACTTCGATAGTCTCTTTGCTAGTTTCCATGCTTTGTCATTAGCATCCGAGTCTAACATAACATAGAACTGAGTATCTGTGGAAGACTGTCCTAACCGTGCTAGTTTATACTCCTGACTTTCCCCCAAGTAACTACTTAGTAGAGCAATAGGAATAACCCCCATCCTTGAACTCAGCTTCTTAGAAGCTAGAATTGCATCAAGTACTCCTTCAACTAGCAAGTAAGACCCTCCTTTATTCTTCACTGCTTCATCGTAATGAAATAACACTTGGTTAGCAGTTAGAATTGTTTCCCCCTTCCTGGGAAACAGATACTTAGGTTTAACGAATGGTAGAAATGCTCGTGCCACAAAGCAAACTATTTTTTTATTCTCGTATACTGGTATAATTACTCTGCCATAGAACCGACCAGTGGTGGAGTACCTAATATTGTAATACTCAACATCAGTATCATTTACCCCCCTACTACGTAGGTAAGTAGAAGCCAATCTATCCAAAGTAGTTTTAGTACCTGTAACTTTTAGAAATGATTCAAAATCCACCAAAGCAACTTTTTGAGGCTCTTTCTTTTTTTTCTCTACTTTCTTAATACTCTTACCAACTTTACGCAACAACTTCTCTATACGTCCCCCTTCACCACAGTAGTGACAGTAAAACATACCCTCAGTTACATTAACATAACAATGGTTGTGGGAACGAGGAGGGTCACCACAAAACGGGCACTTAACTATATACTCCTTTCCACTACTTGCCCACTTGCCATCCGGAAAAATATCTTCTATCTTCATTGTCAAAAAAATATTCCTCTCTTATATTTAACTTTCTTATATCCTTTTGTATATTCTTCCCACTTAACACTATAGAGAAGGTTCTTCCTATTACACCACCTTGCAAAATCTTTTTGATACTGGTCAAACTTGTTATACGGCATTACGAAAGGGTCAACCCCTAAATTTTTCAAAGTTTCTACTCGATATAAATCCTCCTCTTGCGTCGTATTAAACCCTACCAAAACATAGAATGTAGATTTACTTTTCAAATGGTATTTCCCCAATATTTCAACCCCCTTCCGTACTGCTTTTTCAGTAGGCATTAAGTCCCACGCAAAATGAATTCTCTTCCATAACTTAACTCGGCTTAACAAGAAAGCCTGCTTATCTGTCAAATATCTAACATCTAATCCTTGGGTAAAATCTACTCGAATTCTATGCTCAATTAACTGGTTTAGAATCCTCTCAAAATGTTCCTCGTCTGTATTAAGTGAGTTATCAAGAAGCCTAATTCGATCTTGACCATTCCAAAACTGATATATGTCACAAACAGGATGAAACTTTCCTTCCTTTCTTGGTACTACACAAAAAGGACAGTTTCTATTACATCCTCTTGACGTATACCCTATTGCATAATTGCAACCATACAAAAAATAATCCGGATACATCATTTCAATACTATCATCCAACCTAGTATCTAAAGAGTAGCCAGGACCTCCCACAACTGTATTTTCAGGTAAAGCAGGAAGTTCCGTATAATCAAATACCTTAGAAGCAAATACTTCGTCACACTGGTCAGCAAATACTGGTCCTACTAATTTCACTTTATACTTTAAATTCTTAAAATATGCAGACAGTTTCATTAATGCTAAATTAGGTATTTTAGAATCTACATCAACTAACCCGATCATTTCTTTCTAAATACCTCCTCAGCTTCTTTCCTTGTCATCGGGTATAGAACTTGTTCCTTACGACTTTGATCAACGTAAACTGTTATACCTTTTAACTCGTAAGCATACTCCAACAACCACTCCGATAGCTTCTTAGCAGTAGTTCCTTTAGGACAATTTATAGTCTTCGAAATAGCCCCATCAACGTAACTTTGTATTACCGCTTGAACCTCGAAATGTTCTTCTGGCTTCAAATCATACGAGTCTACAAACCAATCCGGCACCTTACTTCCACTACTAAGAATCTCTTCGTAAAGAGGATGTATATAAATTCTATCACTTATTTGGTCTCTTCTCCTGTATGCTTTAGAAAATAAGGGTTCTATACCACTAGATACCCCCGCTACTAAACTAGTAGTACCCGTGGGAGCACACGTCATAAGAGCTACGTTCCTTATACCATACTTCTTAATCTCCCTTCTTAACTGTGCTGGTAACTTTCTCACAAAACTTGCTTTTCCATAGTCAACCACACTAAACTTTGGGAAAGGACCTTTTTCCTTAGCAATTTCAACACTAGAACGGTATGCGGTATTTCGGATAAACTTAAACAACCGTTCCAACTCAAGTAAGCATTCCTCAGAACCGTATCTAATCTCTTTCTTAAATAAATAGTCAGCCAGTCCCATAACCCCAAGACCTATTCTTCTCCCATCCTCTGCTACTGTTTTCATACTACTTGTAGGAAAAGTGGTAACATCTATTACGTTATCTAAGAATCTAACAGCTATACTTATAACTCTTTCCAGTTCTTTCCACTGAGTCTGTTGACCTTGCACAAACTTCGGCAAAACGAGAGAACCTAAACAACATGAACCATAAGCACTCAATGGAAGTTCCCCGCAAGGATTGGTTCCTAAAACTGGAGCAAAGTAAAAACTATTTGTTTTAGTTAGTTTACTCATATTTACAAGACCAGGTTCCGCACACTGTACCATATTACTAAGTATCCTATTCCATAACTTTCTCGCCTTGACAGTTTTGTAAGTTTTCTTTCTAAAAATCAAGTCCCAGTCTGCATCCCTTTCTACCGCCTCTAGAAACTCATTACTGATACCAACCGAAATATTAAAACAATTCAACCTACCATGTTTCAATTTAGCATCAATAAACTCTTCAATTTCTGGGTGACTAACATCTACGATAGCTATGGTAGCAGCTCTTCTTTGTCCACCCACTCTTATAGTATTAGCAACAGAATTTAAAGCCGTCATAAATGATACAAGTCCTGATGATTCCCCTCCCTTCCCTTTTATCACGGAACCTTTGGGACGAAGATTAGAAAAATTAATACCTACCCCACCTCCCCCACTCCAAGTTATGAGAGCGTCCTTCATACACTGCCCTATTGACTCAATGTTATCATCGATGGGTAATACAAAACAGTTAAGTAAGTTTCTACTAGTTCCCACCCCAGCATTGCGCAGTATTCTACCTCCAGGAACAAATTTATACGTACTAATTATATCATAAAACCACATCCTCCATTCTTCCTGCTTACTATTCTCACTAACTGCTATCCCTTTTGCTACCCGGTTAGATAACTTTTTCCAACTACTAGATGGATTTTCATAATACCTCCTTCTAGCAACTTCTTCACGACTTTCCATTATAACATTCTCCCTCTTTCCGATATTTCTTTTCTATGATCTTCTTAAGCTTTCTCAACTTTTTCTCTGTTACGTAACTATAATCCCATACTTGTCGTAACTCAGAAAATTCTCTTATCTTAGTTGTATGAAAATAAATATAGTCCACAGGATGATACTTATGTAACCCCCAAACATCTATACGTCCACTCTGTTCTTTACTACTAGCCTCTTCTACAACAAATTTTAAGTATAACATAATACTATTCCTGCTTCTTATCCCACACTTTTCTTCCAATCAATTACTTTCCTAGTAATCTGCTTTAATTGTTTTAGTTCTAAAGAGCCATCTAAAGCTTCTTCACCACCAATATGTTCGCTAAATATAGTAACTCCTCTAACTGCTTCCATTATATCGTTAGTTTTAGTTTTACTTACCCGTACTTCAAGGGTGCTCCAACGGTATCTTATGTAAATTGTTCGACCATCCTCTAACGTTCCTTCCCACTGTGCTGGACATGCCTCACAAGTTTTTTCTAATTTCTTTATTCTACATTTCTTATCCATCGAAGTGCTTACTCCTTACTCTCCTTTCATCCTCTTTCTTTAAGTGTTACCAGAAGGTGTCTTGCCACGGAACACCTTCTTATAAGCAAGTCACCTTCCAGCTTGCCAACTTGACGGTTTCTAAGATAGGGTCGTTTTCCCGTCTTCCGTAACGGTACTATCACCTATCTTATTTCCTAAACCATCCTTTCCTAATCATTCCATAAATACCATAACCTACTCCACCAAAAAACAATATCACACCAACAAAATTCCAGGTCAGGTATCCAATCAGCCCCGAAAACATCAGCAATACCACAGCTAAAACAAATATCTTTGTCATGTCATACGTGTTTCCCATAACACTCTACCTCCTTAAAAATTTCTTTCTTATATAAAACCTAACAACTTCAAAACAACCAAAGTAAACAAGCCACCTCCTACCGCTCCTTCACCCCAACGCTTCCATACCTCCATCTTAAGTTTACGTTTCAAAGCTACTTTAGTCTCCTCACATTTAGCAATAACCTCGTCTGCCTTTCTTATCTTAGCATCTTTGTTAACTATAACATTTTGGTACTTCCTAATTTCTTTCCCAAAAGATTCGATCTGTTTCTCCTTACTACTCGTAAGCTTCAACTGATTCTGGTATTTCTTTTCGTAAGCTTCCCCCTCAACAAACTTAAAAAGAGTACTATTTGCCCCACGTCTAGTAAGAGAAAAGAATCCATCTAAATGAAATGCTACCTCTTCTTCCCCGATACGTTTTCCTATTTCTACTACAATATAGTTAGGTTCAGCTTCACGAATTTTCTTCTTCTCTTCTTCTAATTGTTTTGTTATATTCCTATTCTCCTCCTCCAAATCAGCTATTTCTTTCTTATACTTCTCTCTTTCCTTCTCGTAACTATCCTTGATCTGGTTCAATTCTCTCTTAGACAACGTTTTAAACAACTTGTAATCTTCCTTCAATTCTGAGTAATCATTCTCCAATTTTTCATAGAGCGCATCAATCCTCTTACTTCTCGCACTTTCTAAACAATAGAATACCGCTGTAACTATAAATATTAGCAACAGAAAACTAATAAGGAAATTTTTAAGTTTTGTCATCGTTTCACCCCTTTTAAAGCAACATCCGTAACAGTTAATCCTCCAACTAAAAATCCGTGACCAAGAGTCATAAATTTCGCAAACTCGGTAAACCAAACAAGATCATTCCCTGTAAACAATACAATATAGTAAGTAGTAACCAACAAAATACCCCAAGCAATAGTTACACCAAGACGTCTGCCCCATCTTTTTCTTTCGTTACCGTTTGTTGTTACATTACTATTACTTGTCATAACTACATCCTCCTTTCTAGTCTTCTATACTAACTTTTTCCCCCGGATCCTGCCTCAGAAATCCCGCATCCATTTGCTTCAGCCAAGCGATAAAACTATAAACAGCTATCTTAAAATAATTAACTTCCTGAGGTACCCCTCCCATTCTTTTAGCATTTACTATTTCACCTACATACTTTATTATGTTTCCCATAATCCAATTTGCCTTATCGTGACTTGTCCCACCATCTAGTGCCTCAGTAATCAGATCAGTAAACTCTTTATCTCCCGATAAAGCATATCGTTTACCCCCCTCCTTCCACTGAAACTCACAGCTTTGTACAAACCGTAACCAATACGCTTTCTTCTGTCTAACTGATGTATTCATTATTCTTTACTTCCTCTTATTCAAAGTATAACATTACTTCGTCCCAAGTAGTAAACCTAATAGCATGGTCATCTATGTAGAAGTCTGCTACCGGTTTTCCTTTCTCAGTCCAAAACTCGTCATAAATAATTCCATACTCCTTAAGAAACTTCTTTGTACTACCAACAACCTCTTCAACTGTATCACTTGAGCCTTCGTAAATACCTGGGGTAAAACGACAAGAATGTATTACTATTTTATACCCTAACTTACGTAGTTTCTGTAATGCTTTCACTACCCCAGGTCTCGGTTTTCCAAAATCATGGTATCCACTTTCTCGAAACTTTGTCCAGTCGAATTCAAGAATAGTCCCATCTAGGTCAACCGCAACTGTTCTTTCCAACTCTTTCATTTCTACTCCTTACTATAATCATTCTTCCACATTATACTCTCCTCAGTATTACTAGCTTCCACTAACCTACCAATACTTTCAAACACAGGGATACCTAACTTCTCTGCTAATTCTATCTCCTTCTTAGTACCTACTGACTTTCTCCACCCCTTACATAGTAGCACCGCATCACAAACCTCTAACCAATCTTTACTATAACGTTTGATCATTGGTTCTGTTATACGTTCCTCATCTCGTAGTAACAAGAATATAAGAAAATCAAGTGCTGGAATAAAAGGTACAAAACCAGCTAAAAATACTTCTACTCCCGTTCGTATCATTATTTTAAGATTAAAAATATAGTCAATTGCTGAGTTACGAGACCAGACATTTCTTGGGGTCAGTAATCCTGCAACGTAAACTCGTTTAATCGACATCACCATTCTCCTTTATCTTTTCGTCTTCGTAGGGTGCTAGAATCCTACGTTCAATCTCTGTAGCACATTGCCTTAATTCCCCACAATAGTTCTTATAATTATTGTAACTAGGTTCTATAATTCTTTTACAAAAAGCAAACAAAATATAATTCAAGTCACCATCTGCTTGTACTCCTTTTTCCTGCATTAGTCTAACTATTTTATCTAACTCTGGTCTTACTTCTTGCACGACATACGGCATCTTAACTCACCCACTCCCTTACAATATACCAACATACTTTTGAGTTTGTAAACTTAGTTTCCAAACAGGGTCTCGACTTACTATCTTAGCAACTTCCTCTACGTTTTCTTGTATAATTCCTCTATCTAGTACATTCTTTTTCCACTCTAAACTAGATGGTTTAGCCATAGGTTGTAAGTAGAAATACTTAAAGTCAAACTGTTCATAAAACTTAAGATCAATCCCTGGTTCATATACCAACTTTAATTCATCCCCTTGTGTGTGAAAAATAGCTGTATGAGGAGATACTGTAAGCCAGTCCACTGGAATTAAACTACGATCAATAAGTTTAGTTCCATTAGTTTCCATTGCCACATAGTAAGATTCGGCTTTTAGCCGAAATACTAGATCCGACAAAGCACTAGTACTTTGAATTGTTGGTTCCCCCCCAGTTAGAACGACAAAACGAACCTCACCAGATACATCCTTAACTATATTTACAAGTTTTTCAGGACTTACCTCACCAAATCCAACATTTTCTTTCCAAGTATACTTCGAGTCACAAAACGGGCACCTCAAATTACAGCCTGCAAAACGAACAAATACTGCCGCAGTACCCGTATGGTATCCCTCCCCTTGAATGCTTCTAAAAATTTCTATTACTTTCATTTTTTTGTCTCCTTCAACTTTCCATATACTACTGAGGTTGTTTCGGACTCCCAAACCCTTACGTACTGGACAAATACTGAAGGATTAACTGACTTAAGAAGATCAAGAGCTTTCTTATAGATAATATTAGCTATGTTTTCACATGTTGGTTCCCCTAGTATACCACAACTCTTATAGTTAAGCTTACTCACCCATTTACTTACTTTTTCATCAATCACATTGTAGATCAACGAGTGGTCTAAGTGAGTCTCTATCCATTTTCCTATTGTACTTTTAATGTCAGCAAAATCCATAACCATTCCACTATTCTCATCTACCTTACCAGATACGCATATAGCCACTTTCCAAGTATGCCCGTGAATGTTGTTACATTTTCCTTTGTAATCCTTAAGACGATGTGCTGCATCGAACTTAAACTTACATATTAGTTGGGTCATTTCTTATAACCTCCTTTAAATATATTCTTCACTTCCTTATTGCTAGTCACCGCTTTGTAATCTACTTCCCCATATAGTTTTACCAACTTTGTTCCTCCTGGAGTAATTCTCTCAACTACTTGATGAATAGCTTCTTTTAACTCCTCACTATCCAAAAATTCTCGTGACTTATTCATAAAGTAGGAACGAGAAATACCCATGTCTTCTGCAAGAACATTAACTAAAGTATTTATCTCTGTTCTAATACCAAAGTTGGCTTGTGGTGACAAACTTCTATTCTTTTGTAATACTTCTCTAGCTCCTTTAACTACTTGTAACCGAAAAATTATTCTATCCACTGCGGCAAAAAACTGATCATTTTTCATCTTTACGGTAGTTCTAGGTACTCTAAAATTTTTTCTTTTCATTACTCCTCCTTACTTCTAGTAACAAAGATAGCTGTTGTCTGTTTACTCGCCACTTGTAACGCATTGGAGGTTTCCATCCCACTAACTTTTTCTTTCTCACATCGTAGTATGGAAACTTTTCTACAATGTTTCTACGTTCTAAGATTCTTAACTCTCCACGACTAAGCCCTTCATTCGTATCTATACTTTCCTTAGAACTAAAAACTTGCTCTGCCTTCTCTAACAAATTACTAGATAATCTACTCATAATACTATCCCCGGAGCTCTATCCAACCAATCTACAGCTTCCTTAGAAAAAATGTAAACTTTATCCTTTGCAACAAGATTCCATATTCTAAACTTTAATCCTTCGAAACTAACTAACTTAAAGTCATCCTCCTTACACCCTAACTTCTCAACGGGTAATGCTAGTAATGCTTTTTTTATAGCATTAAAAGTAATTCTATTGCAAACAATACAGTATGGTTCCTCAAAAAAAGAAGCTGTTCTAAACTTACTTATTGCATCTTTCAAAGTATCAAGTATTTCTTCAGACATTTCCTAGTCTCCCGACCTCTTTATTAAACTTTTTATATAGTTCACATTACCTGAAGCTTTAAACACCTCAAAATCTATCCAATCAATAAAGTCTGTAAGAAGTAAAAATACCAACTTTCTTACTAGAAGACCCTGCTTAATTTTTCGTAGAAAGAAGAAGCAACAATTTGGAACACCGAACATATCCTCTAATCTATGAAATGAATACCCGTCAAGAATCACAACGTCCTTCTGCCTATATAGTTTGAATATTACTAAAGGTATCTTGTTACCTCCTTTCAATACAGAGTCCCTTTCCGCCGTATCCATCCATTCAAATACCTGACTATCCTTTGAGTAAAGTCCAGAAAAGAAATGCTTAACATCTTTATAGTCTTTACACTCCTCCATAAATGGCCAACTTTGATCAATCTTCACCTCTTCCCCTTTCCCTGTAAATTTCAAGGGAATAATATCACCGGGAAACCTCCAACCACCAGAAAGAGGGGTCTTCTTCATTACCCCACTACCGTCTGGGTAGTAAACATCAGTGAGTATCTTCGCTACCCTTCTTTCATATGCATGTCCCTTAGCTTTTTGTTGCCCTTGTTTCATTCAAACCTCCATCTTCGATTCCCCATTCTCATTCTTAATTGTAATTGTATTAACGAAGTAGTCGGCAAATTCAGAGAAATGTGAAATAACAAAAATAGCTTTCTCCTTCGCTTCTTCCTCCAAAATACCTACTACACGTTCAATACCTGTCCGATCAAGGGAATCAAACAATTCGTCAAAAAATACAATATTACTTCCCCCAACAGTACGATGAAACACTAAATCCTGAAGCGCTAGTAAAGTAGCCGTATCTATTCTTCTTTTCTCCCCAGCAGAACAACTTTCATAAGTTACCTCCTGCCCTTCTTCATTACGTAACCTAATATCAAACTTTTCTCTAGTTTCCCCACTTTTTAATCTCGTTTCTGTATCAAATTCTAAAGTACGTTCCTCATCCATAAGAGCAGCCATATAGTAACTTGCTTTGTTATTCAATACAGGAACTACTTCGTCAATAAGAAAACTTTTAACTCCCTGGTTTCCAAACCCTGTCTCCCAGAATTTAAGATACCTTGTATCTTCGTTAATCTGACTTATCTTACCATCCAGATCAACTAGTTTCTTCTTTATAGTTCCTATCTGTTCCTCTTTCTTTTTAATTTCACTACCAAGACGATTTTCTTCTTTCTTTATATCCCCTTCTATACTATTTTTTTCATACTCAGCCTTCTCAATACGATGCTCACAATTTTTAATAGAATATTCGTATTCTCTTCCACGATCTCGTACCTCTTCTACTGTAGAATCTACCTCCAACAAAACTTGGTTAAGATCGTCTATAGTCTTATTCCATTTATCCTGTACTCCATCTAAAGTTTCCCTTGCCTCTTTTAGTTTGTGATTCAACCCCTCTAAATCGCCTTCTAACCCAGTTTGTACTTTCTCGTAATAATCTTGAATAGTACTAAGGTCTTTCACTTCCTGCCCACAAGTAGGACAACAATCCCCCTCCTTTAAACCAGAATTCAAAATTCTACGTACCTTTTCCAACTCTCTTTGTAAGGCTAATACTTCTGCATTTCTTTTAGAAACCTCACTATTATATAATTCTACTTCTCTATCTCTAGCCTCCTTATATTCATTCAACTGTGCTCGCACTTTCTTCCTATCTTCCTCAATCTCTTCACAACCTTTTCTAGCTTCTTCCAACTTCACACTATATTTCTTCTTTTCTTCATTCACAGACTTAATTTCACTTTCCAACTCCACTACACGATCCGAAATCTTTTTCTTTCTTCTACTAAGTTCAGTTTGTTCCTCTTCTAACCGCTTCCTATCAGATTCAAAGTTTAACAGTAATGCCTCACCAGTAGACTTATCAGCTTCGTAAGCGGCTTTCTCTTCTTCCTTTTTCTTCAAGTCATTCTTTACCTCTCTCTGTGCCTCTTTAAAACGATGCAACAGCAACAACTCATCAAATATTTCTTTCTTTTCCGAATCCCGTGCTTCCGCGAATCTCACTGCCTTCTCTCCAAACACCACTGCAGTAGAAAACACTTGCCAATTCATTCCTACAACACTGTCTAGTAACTCCTGAGTTTTCTTAGAAGAAGAGTCAGTTATATCCTTGTCACCCCGAAATAGAAACAATGCATTACCATTACTTGAATCCTTCCTAAACCTCGAAACCAAATACTTCTGCCCATCGGTCCCCAAAAACTGTAAAGACACATAACAATCCTTTCCCACTTTCCAATTCACCACTTCGTCAGCACTAAGATTACGAACAGTCCTTCCAAATAACACCCAACTAACAGCTTCGATAATAGTTGACTTCCCCGCTCCATTATCTCCTCCAATAAAGTAAAGACCAGTCAAAGGAAAAGTATACTGTAGTTCACGGTAACTCAGAAAGTTACTAAGTTCAATACCATTTAGTACCATTCAAAACCTCCTTCATACTCATTATAAATACTCCATTCCTATTTTAAGAAGCTTCTTCTTCTCGTACTCTTTCCCCACTACTTTTACGTTAACATACTTTCCTAAAAGATCACTATTCTTATCCTTGAATGAAATAGTGCCTTTCTTTCTACTACTATTCTTCGCTCCAACAAAACTAACTCTCTTCCACTTCAAGCCCTTAACTTCATCTGGTATCTTACTTCCCACTGGTATTTGTATTCGGTAGAAATCTATAGTTTTCCTACATCCACTAGGTATTTTCTCTCCTTCAGATAGGTCGAAAGCATAGAACCGAGGAGATTTTGTGTTCTCAATAAACTCTAACTTATCGTTACTAGAATCCCAAATCCAACATCCCACTTTATAGTTCCGTTCACCAAAATTATGTTGATGAGTTGCTCCTACAGAAATAACATTTTCTTTATGCCGTATCATCTTATGAAAGTGCCCAACAAAAGCATAACGAAACTTTTTCTCAAGAATCTCTGGGTCAAGTCCCATCTCACAACGAACCCATTCATTATACCACATACCTTCTATATCAGCATGAGCAAACAATACAGACTCCTCTTTCCTTGTATCTACTTTCTCCTTAATCCAATCTTTCAACACTGTTACTTTCCTAGAGTAAGGTAACCAATAGAAGTAAAACTTATCCTCCTTCTTTTTCGCCGGTTCCGTTATAACATTAATACGATCAGTAGAAGAGCCGGTTCCGACGACCACTTTCTATAGTCATGGTTTCCTGGTAACATAGTTACCGGAAAACTTTTCGCCAACTTATTCAATTGATCCATGGTCAACCGAACAACTTGAGAATCTTGATTATTCTTAAGATGGAACAAATCACCAAGAAAAAGAACTTTGTCTACTTTCCTCCTTACCGCGTATTCAGTTACTTGTTCAACCACATCTAAACAATCTTGTAATCTACTACTTACCCCGTCACGCTCCATAGTAGTAAACTCTCTATAGTTATGACTATGAAGATCAGAAAATATAAGATACTTCATTCTTCTTCCTCAGCTCCCTTCTTCACCACTTTAGGATGGTCAGAATAGTATACTCTCTTCTCGTCTGCTTTTAGAGTATACTTATCCCCAACTTCCTTATCTACGTAGATACGTTCACGACTGTAACGGGAAGGTCGCATATTGAAAAAATCTATCAAAAACCACAACAGATCAATGTCAGCATCTTCCCCAGAAATAGCATACCGGACTCCTTCATTATCCTTTACAGTATAACCGCCTTCCGCATGACATATCTCCACACCCCAATCGTTAGCATTCATAAAAACCTCCTTAAACAGTCTATCTTATTTTTCAACACATTCTTTTCAAGAAGACTCTCACTAGGACGAGTCTCTCTCATAAGCTTCCTAAGCTTTTTCTGGTAATATCTCATTCTCAACTTTTTAAACATTTTCCTACTACTCCTTTTCCCTCCTACTATAAATCCAATGAAACCCCCAATACAAAGGATACTTTGTAATTGTTATCGCAGCTGTCAGTAAAACAGCTTTGAATGGATTACCAAAAAGAGCCCAAGTTAACAATGTAGCGTAAGCAAAAACTACAGTTTCGTAAATAGTACCTCTTTTTATAATTTTGTTCATTTTCTATTCATCCTTTCTATTCATCCAAAACATTCGAAACGGAGCAATAAAAGATCGAAACTCGTAGAGTGCTTTCTCCAAACCAAACTCTTTAAGAATCCCTATCACCCGTTCCTCACGTTGTGCTGTAGAAAGATTTTCTATATCTATTCTTCCTTCTTCCAACTCACTCTCTTCAATATCCTTAAACTCAATAAGATTCTTCCATTTTTGAATCAGTTCCTCGTCAATCTCTATAGTAAATTTCTCTGCCCACTTCCTATATTTTTCTTCCAACTCTTGCCCGTCCCAAAACTTAATAAGTCTCTGTGCCTTAACCCTCGCTATCCCTTTAAGCCCTGGTATATTATCCGATGAATCACCAGTTAGAGCTCTATACAACGTATAGTAGTTAACGGAAAAACCCCAATACTGCTCCCAACTCTCTTTCGTTTCTATAATATCACGAATCGGAAAGTATAGTTTTATTCCTTTCACTAAACTAAACAACTGACAAAAGTCCCAATCATTCGAAATAACTAGGTCTACAGGTTTGTTAAGTACTAAAGTAGCTATAATATCATCAGCTTCTCTGCCCTTACATTTGTATTGTATGAATCCAAACTCCTTCAAAACTCGAAGCATTTTGTTGGCTTGTTCATAGAAAGCTTCTCGTTCTTTCTTCTCAATTTCTGTAAGTTCCTTCTTTCGTCTCTTATACTCAGGATAGATAGATGTCCGTCGCTCATCCCTTCCAGCATCCCAAACTATATAGCAGGAGACTGGATCAAACATCTTTAGATACTTACGAAGCATATTCAATGAGATCGCAATCACTTCAGTTCTCTGACCACGATAGAAAAGTGGTGCCTGTCCAAAAGCTCTTTGAGCCCAATTGTTACCGTCTATTACTATTCTCAATCTGATGACTCCATTAACATACTAAATAATACTAGAATAGTCATTACCATCAATATCCATCTACCAGAACCTGGAAACAAGAAAGCAAACAAAGTACCCATCCCCATTATACCTGCTCCCATCCAATTCTTTTCCTTAAAAGTCATTTTGTTTTCTCCTTTTCAAACTTTTCTTTATACTTAGCAACAAATTCCGACCCTCTAAATTTTTCCGTATCCCCCGAAAACTGATACCAACCAGCTCCTACATGTTCTACTTCACCATGTCGTCTCATATAATCCAGAAGCCCCGCATACTTATCTATCGGCTGATCAACCCGCATCTCAAATTCAACACGTTGAAAAGGTTTCGATACCCGTGACTTCTCTACAATAATACTTCCAGCATACCCGACCGTTTCTCCAGCTCTTTCGTCCCTAATCTGTTTTCTAGTTTTAACGTGAACTCGGAGTGAAGCATAAAACTTAAGTGCTCTGCCACCTATAGTTGTCACATCAGGACCATACATGACCCCTATATTATCTCGAATCTGGTTTATGAAAACTAGACCGATCTTATTCTTATACACATTTCCCATATTTCTCCTAAGTCCGTCACTAATAACTTTTGCTCGCCGCATAGCCGCTTCAGGTCTACCAATCTTCTTTTCTAAATCTTCCTGTATAGTGGAGGCAGCCACTGAATCCAATCCTATTACTAGAAATTTTCCTGGATACTTTTCTCGTACCAGTGCTATTGTTTTCTCTATTACATCAAAGATTTCTTCATACGTATTCAAAGTATTAGGGTCAGGGTACCAAAGTTTTGACTCATCCAAGTTAGTTAACTTCGCCAACCCTGAAGAGAAGGAACGCTCCACATCCAGTAACACTGCTATTCCATCCATTCTTATAGTTTGAGCTAAGACATGGTATAAGATACGACTTTTACCAGTAGCATAGTCTCCGTAGAATTCTGTCAACCGTCCTGCTGGAATACCTCCTCCAAAAACTCGATCAAATGCAACGATTCCAGTAGGCACACGGAACTTTACAAACTCGTTTGCTCGTTTACTCAAGTCAATAATACTAAGTTTCTCTTTCAAAGTCTTATCCAAATATACCCCCATACAACTTCATCACAGTGAAGAGCAAGAGGATAGTTCGCTTATAGAAGTTATAATTCTTATAGTGATTGGTCTTCATGCTTACCATCCTCTTGCCTTCTTCCATACTACTTCTTATTTTGCTCCCGAATCTTTCGAATCTTTTCACGAATGTCAGCAGACAAACTACTAGAAGACTTCTTCTCTTCCTTCGGTTTCTCCTCTTTCTTTTCAGGTTCCTTTTTCTCCTTTCTTGGCTCCTCCTCTTTCTTTTCCTTTTCCTGTTCCTTTTCCTCCACTTTCTCTTTTTCCTCTACCCTGTCTTCTTCTTCCTCATCCTCTTCTTCCTCTTCTTTATCGTAGTTCCTCTGATACTGCTCTTGTTTTAGTTTCCGTAATTCTTCCCGCTCTTCACTGGAACCAAATGCTTTTATCTCCGCTTCCTCGAAGGAAGTCTCTCTATACAAGTTCTCAGGAGTAAGAACTGTTATCTGCTTCTCCCATTTCTTAATCTGCTCTGGTGTACCAAGAGGCTCTTCCGCATCAAATAGGACATGATACTTTTGCTGTGGTGGCGCTTTCGGATCAAATTCTATCAAAACATCACGACCTGGTTTCTCCACTTTGTAATTCTCTCCTATTACATCCACAACATTAGACATTCTTCCGTGACCAGCTTGTGTATGGATAATACGATACCAAACTGTATAAGGTGCTTCGTAAATCTGTACCTCTGGGTCCTCCTCCATACGATCAATAATGTTAAACACTCCTACAGTACCAGGACGATACTTATCCGCTTGTTTTGACTTTTCCTTCCGTAACTCAAAATACTTCTCACAAATAGGGCATCGTTTCCCAAATGTTTCTCGTGAACAAACTACCATTTCTATTCGATCTGCATGTCTTATGAAGTGCTTCGCCGCTCGTAAGTGGTATGTAGCTCCTTGCTCATTACTTTTCGCTGGTAGAATTCTTATAAGATTCTCTCCAGGTTTTGGTCTCCAATAGTTACTGAATCCATTACCTCTCTTCCTAGATTCCTCATCCAATACTTTTTGATCTTTCTCCGTGTCTGGTTTTAGAAAACTCATAATACATTCTCCTTTCGTTTAAATTTTATAACTTTTTGTTTCATTTTTTTTTTACTCCTTTTTTCCTCTTCGTAACATTTAGGACATACAAAAGGTTTATCTTCCTTAAAGTATTGCACTATAGCTCCAGATTTTTCTTCTAAAAGTAGAAAAGTTTCTGCTTCAATTACCCTACCACAACTCATACAGTATCTTTTTTCCTTTCTACTAGTAAGTCTTACATCAATTTTTTTCATTTTCATTCTTTCTCCTTTTCTTTCATTTCTCTCCTTTTTTGACTCTCATACAGATATGTTTCTCCATCATACTGCTGTCGTAAATTTGATGCTAACGCTATTAACATATCTTTTCTATGTTCAAATCCTTGCCGTATTGCTTTTAGTTTTCCCCAGTATGCTCTTGTTTCATTAACTTGAGCTCGTTTTTGAATGTATTCATCACTTAAAGCAATTTTCTTTTGAATTAACGTTTCTGTAACTTTTCCAGATCCTTTTTGAAGCTCATTTCTAAAATACTCATCCAGTGATGATTCTGTAATGTCTAACTCCAGTTTACTATCACGATATGCTTTTTCAGCCTCCTGCTCTAACACAGAATACCACGCATACAGTGATGCTTGCTCCTTTAAATTCTCGTTTATTAATGCTTCGTCAACCTCCAATTCTTTTCCATACTCAAGTTTGTACTCTTTTTCACCTAATTTTACTACTAACGTTCCTTCTTTCTTATCCATTTTATTTTCCTTTAAAAACTCTCATACGTAAGTTTCTCAAATTATATGACCCGCTCCTGATCTGTGGGGTTCTCACTTACTTTGGCTCGCTCCCTTTCATTGGGTTTCTTGGGAAGGATGGCTCGCTTATTGAGTCTGGATTTCTCTTCTATGATGGCTCGCTCCCAGTTTTGGGGTTCCTTACTTGCCATGGCTCGTTCTTTCATCACATAAGTCCTTTACAGTATAACTCACACTCCCTACCTTTACACCACTTCACCTTCTTCATGACTGTATCCTAAATACTCTTCCTGGTAGGTCTTTCTTACAGTTAACCCCTCCAACGTTCTCCAAGCTACATACAAATCCTTCAAAAACATCTTCACCGTATAACGATTTGCTGCGTTATGCTGGTGCAGTGCTTTTGGATTGTCTTTCTTCGTAGGGTTCTTACTTGGCTTTCCCCAATCTTTAGCCTCCAACCTCTTCCTCATATTGTCGTAATACACCCTATAATCAGAGTTCTTTTTTAAAAACCCAGAACCAAGCACCCCAAGTAACTTAGCTTTTAGAAACTGATTGTATGGACAAAGGTATCCTTTTGTTTTACGATCTCCTGGTATCTTGTCTCTTGTTACCACAATTCTTCCATTCTTTACCTTTTTACCATAAACCAAACTTGGATTCAATCCCCCAAACTGCCAAAGTTTTGAAACAGTTGTTGCAATACGAATGTCTATTTCTGATATTAAAACCGCAGCCATCATTTCCCCACAACCTTTAACATGTTTCAGGAACACCTCCCATAAAGGATGCTCGTGAACTTCCTTACTAATCTGTTTTTCTATAGCTTGTTCCATCCCAATAACTTCTTTTCTACGTTTGTAAAGTTCCACTAAAATTGTATCGTCTCTAGGAGGTGCTTTACTTTTAAGACTCCCATCCTTTTTTTGTCCCATCCTTCCGTCTAAAGAAATCCGCTCCCTCTGGTAATCGTAGTAAGTTCGAGTTAGAATCTTTATAGAATTTCTAATTTTGTCTTCCATTTCCAACCTCCGCTAAAATTTCACCCAACTTATTGTACAAAAGCTCGAAAACTTCCAAATGTTGCTTGTCTAAAATTATAGCATTAGCGTTCAATCCATTCAAAAGTATTCGAGCATAAACCAGAGGTGGGGTTCCGTTTGAAGACCTGACAAATTCTTCTTGTTTCCTACTTAACCTTCTCCCCGCTAGTTGAGATGCCCCATAAGGTAACGCTACAAACTCACCTTCCTTTGTTTCCGCTGTCCGTTTCTTAAAAAAGTCTTTCAATTCTTCTACAGTTACACCTATAGCAGAAGCTATTTTTTCAACGGGTATTCCAAACTTTTTAGCCTTTATAATAACATGTGCTCTGTCTTTTGGTGACAAAGGAATACCATGCTTAGAATTGTATTCAGCTGAAGCAATAAACATTTCTGCATCTGACTTATAGTCCCTCAATTCAACGTCTATTTCAGCTTGCTCTCCGTATAAATCCAAGACGGCTCTGGTTCTGTGAAACCCATCAACCAATCGGTTATCTTTTTTATTCACTATTACTGGCGGCATTTTAACACCGGTCTTCATAGCCTCTTTTAACCTTTTCATGTGAGTTGAATCCAAGTCTCCAGCTTCACATCTTGGCCACAAATTCCAGTCGAAAATTAATTCGACTGCTTTCATACTTTTTGTTTGGTTAATCATTTAAACCCTCCATATTTAATTCTTTACTAGTTAAATTACTTAATTCTTTATAATTACTTTACTTATACTTTACCTCCTCTCTTTAATACTTTGGCTCGCTCTCTCAACTTGGGTTTCTTCGAAAAGTTGGCTCGCTCATCCTGCATGGGTTTCTCAACTATAATGACCTGCTCCTCTGGCTTGGGTTTCTTAGGGAAAGTGGCGCACTCGTTATAAATGGGTTTCTTTTGTCACGTAGCTCGCTCATCTGGCTTGGGTTTCTCCCGCGCAGTGGCTCGCTTAGTATTACTGGATTTCTCCTTTGCTTTGGCTCGCTCATACTCAGTGGGTTTCTCTTTCTATTAGGCTTCATATTCATCGTTGTAGTAGAAATAAGAGTATAAGTTCGTCCACCTTTAGTCAGTCCCCGATCTTTATTCATCCATTCTCTCCTTTTACTAGATTAATAATTGTATCCTTTTCCAAAGCCTCTGGCGACAGATCAAGCTCAGCATCCTCCTTATCCTCAACCAATACTGCTCCCGCATCTACCAACAACTCCCGTAGTCCAATTGTATTCTTATAGTAGTCAACCAAGTATTGTCTAGCATGTTGTGATATTTCTGAATCCACCGCTGTAACAGAAACTCCTATATTAGTTTCTATAAAGTAAAATCTACAAATCTCTTCGCCTGGTATAAGCAAACCTACGATCTGCTGCTTCTTGTTAATCATAGAACTAACCGACAAAATCACATTGTTTGGATTAACCATATAGTTTTCTCCTAACATTGCCACTTTCTCACTAGCTACAAAAATCTTATATGGAACTTCCACCCCAGCAGTATAGTTGAAGTAGTTGAGGTTAAAAAGCATTGTTTTTGCTGGTTGTCTTCGAATATAGAATAACTCTGTAGCTCCTTTTGGTTTCTTTGCATCAGTTAAGTCACCAGAAAACAAAATATCCTGATCCTTAGTACTATACCTTGCATCCCAACCTATCTTACCACGATCAGCAGTAATGATAGAAAAATCTAAGTCAATTCGCCTACTATCCTTGTCCCCCTCACTCCCCCAAATAGCGTCTGCTACTACTTCATCGGATGTCATCTTTTTGTCACGTTTAACATTTTCCCAATGTACTCCTACAATTAAGTCTTCACTTTTTACTTCTATAAAAGTTCCTGATGGTAAGTTACCGGTAAACTGTTTCTCAGTAGCTGGTAACGCATAGTTAATATAGTCTGGTATAAAAATTCGTTTTTCTTTAGTTGCTTTTAGGAGATCGTGTACAATAGAATCCCTCACCACAGAAAACGTTTTATACAACTCGTAACTTGTTCCTTCTCTAACCTTACAACCAGTTGCCCAAGCACTACCATTTCGTATTCTATACAATACCGACTCAGGCTCAGCCATTCGAAACTTGAGTGCGTATGCTAGCCGTATCTTTCTAAATATGTTAACTCTTTCTAAAGCTTCCTCCATTTCTTTTTTACATACAGGTTTCTGCTGTTGAAGTTTCTCAGTAATTGTATTCAAATAATCCACTTTCATTGGTTTATGGTACTTTGGAGCTTGTCGCCTGATTATATTAATAGTTCTCCTCAAATCCTTATCAATATACCTGAAAGCAAGAAACAATGGTTTAAACCGGTAAAAGATACTAGCAAGATATGATAATTCATACTTCCATATATACTTATCAAATATTGCTCGAACTTCTTTTCCTTTCTCGGTATTCCTTATCCGTTCCATTAAGTCACTACTTTTTATGATCAAAGTACTTCCGGTAGCTACATACAAAGCTACTCTAAGAAACTCAACTGGGTCACGGGGTACAATTTCTAACTTTGAGGATAATGCACATCGAACTTCCTTATTCTTTACTTTCTCAATTTCTTCAAAACCAACCATTTCCGCCACAGTTAGAACATCTTTTACAGTTTGTTCTTTTAACGCTATACCAGTACTGAGGAATGTTACCAACTTCTCACATATCACTTCTTTCGTAAGTCCTCGAATAATAACCAACTTAACGATACCTCCCACTCCTAATTCCGGTATCTTAAGTTCCTCACTAGGAATGTAAACGTAGTCTCTATCCAATAGCTTATCTGACTCAAAATCATCTAAAGAAACAATCTTTTCTGCTAAATTCTCTACATTCCATTGCCATTCTTTCTCTTCCACGTAAGCACCAGGACTCTCTTTCCCATAAGTAGTAAGATAATGTGCCAGCTGTTGTACTATCAAGTCCTCAAGATTTGTATCTCTTACTTTTTTCCATGACTTATGAAAGGATGCATTAAGTTTCTCTGCTGACATCCCATACAACGTTTCCACAGCTTCAACGATCTTATCAACATGATCGTAGTAGTGAGCCAAAACTTCAGGAGAAAAAATGTAACCTCGTTTTACAGTCTTTTCTGCTACTTCCTCAAACTTCTCCTTACTAACTTTTCCTCCAATATCCGGTACAACTACACTTCTAAAAAGCCGTAATGCAGGAATATAATAGTTTTCCATGTTACGATTCTCCTTTTAAAATGCCAGCGAACGGTATGTGGTGTAAGTGGGTTAATATAGTAGGAACCGTTTTATGCTGGCTACTAACCACATAATTTATGATGCTTACGGGATGTAAGCAGAAAGTATCAGTTTCTAAGTAGGAACATCCTCTGCAAGCATTTATTCGACAGCGGGCAGTAGTAGGCATACGCAATGTCTTATTTTGTAGGAACTGCCAATTCTCTTTCATGCTGTCTTTAGTTTTTAGATAGCGCTCTCTATTCATGGATTTCTCAGCGATTACGGCTCGCTCAAGTATCGTGGGTTTCTCATGAACCGTGGCTCGCTCCTTTTCATTGGGTTTCTTTGGAAAGGTGGCTCGCTTATTCGTCCTGGGTTTCTTTGAGATCATGGCTCGCTCTTCTCGACTGGGTTTCTTTCCTAACGTGGCTCGCTCTTGACTCATGGATTTCTCAGTGACTATGGCTCGCTCTCTCATACTTCTATTATAAAGAACTTTGTTAGAAAAATCAAGCCTTTTTTTAATTTTTTTCTCAGTCACTACAACTTCTCCAATTCCCCCCATACCTTCCCTAACGAAAGATCGATTTTAATAGGTACATTTACGAAGGAGAAGTGATCAAAATTCTCCATTATAGTTTTTGCCATATCAACTAGAACCTCTAACTCCTTATCCACAACATCAAAAAGAACCGCGTCATGCGTATCGGCTATCATTTCTGATTTCATTCCAAGTTCCCGCATCACCCGCCACATCCTAACTTCTGCATCAAAAACCAGGTCTCTAGCAGTAGACTGAATAGGAAAGTTAACCGCCTCTCTTAACTTTGCCTCCTTACTCGCCATACTATCACGAACTGAGTATCTAAAGTATCTTCTACGCCCAAACACTGTTTCGTAGTATTTGTTACTCTTAACAAAATCTTTAACATCTTGTACCCACTTCGCAACTCCTTCATAAGTAGCGTAAAACTTATCAATAAATTTCCTAGCCTCCCTGTGGCTGCATTTCAATTCTTTTGCTAAACTAAATTCCGAAATACCGTATACTACCCCAAAATTTACTCCTTTTGCTTTCACCCTTTGTTCCTTCTTTTTTCTTCGATCAGTCTCCTCTCCAAACATGCTGAAACGAGTTGCTTCATGGATATCAGCGCCGCTACTAAAAGCTTCCACAAACTTTTCATCCTTCGTATAACAAGTAAGCACACGTAACTCTAGTTGTGAATAGTCAGCTTCCAATAGAAAGTCATTCTTACACGTAAACACTTTCCTCACATCAACAGGTACGTTTTGCAGGTTAGGATTCTCACATGACAAACGCCCCGTAGCAGTCCTATCTAGTAGATAGTTTGCATGTACTACCCTATCCTTAGAATTCTCATAATACGGCGCTAAGTATGTTGAAAGAATTTTACCAACTTTTCTATATTCCAGAAGGTCACCTACCACAGGATGTTTCCCTTCAATTTCTTTCAATGCTTCATTATCAGTGGAAACGGAACCAGTTTTCTTCGTTCTCTTAGCAGGGTAGATACCGATAGCTCCAAATACTTCTACCAACTGTTTCGATGAATTAAAATTTACAAGACTACTATTTCTCTCTTCCAACTCCTCTATTTCTTTGTAACCATGCATACGTGTCTCTAAATCCTTCAACTCTTCTTGTGTCTGCTCTACTCTTGAAACAAGAGTATTCCAATCCAATTTAATTCCACTTAGTTCCATCTCAGCTAGAACTTGCTGAATAGGAGATAGAATTCGTGTTAACAAGTAGTATTGTGCTTCTAGTAACTTATCTTTCTGCTTCCTCGCTATTAGATAAGTGAGAAAAGAATCCATAACATTATATCGTCCCACTTCTTTTAACGGTAACTTATCTAGGTTATCAGTAGAAATTGCATAACCTCCATAACCAGTATCATAACTCCAAACCATACTCTTCAAACTTCTAGGAGCATACTTACCTTCTATAAGATAGTGTGCCAACATAGTGTCAAACCACAAACGTTTGACTATAATTCCATACTTTTTTCTAAGCCACTTCACATCAAACTTACCATTCTGAGTTACTATCTTTTTCTCCTTGTCTTCGAATACTGGTTGAAGCTTCTTCATTAGTTTACTAGTTTCTCCTAAGAAGGGACTAGAACTATGTTCCAACGGTAGAAACCAGTTCTTCTCCTTCCCTTCCCCCCAAGAAAAAGAAATAGACAATACTCTTGAATCTTCATCAAATGGAGACAATGAAGTTGTTTCAAGATCAAAAGAAAACTTAGTAACCCTACTAATCCTATCCAAAAACGTATCGAATCGTTCAGGAGTATCTATTGTTTCATATAGTATACTTTTAGGACCATCCATCCATTGTTTTACCTTCCTAAGATCCTCAGTAAAGTTTTTCTCAACTTCAGTTCCTTGGTTACGTAATACATACGCCGGATGGTAGGTAACCAGATAGTCTCTATCTTCTTTAAAGAACCCATACCCCCGTATTTTCAATACTCCGAATTTACCCAGCAAAGCTTGTAAAGCAGTACTACCCAATAAAACTATAAGTCCCTTAAACTCTTCTAACTCTTTTAACAGATACTTTTTACAACTACTTACTACTTTTTCAGGAGGCGGCTGGTTACCGGGTGGACGACAACGACATATATTTGTAAAAACAACATCACTTTCTTTAATCCCCAACTCCGACATTGTTCTCTTTAATACTCTTCCTGCTTGTCCTATAAACGGTATCCCTTCTCTTTCCTCGTTTCTTCCTGGAGCTTCCCCCACAAAAACTACTTTCGCTTTTCTAAAGTCACCACTACTTGGAACAGGTTTCTTTCCCTTAAAAGGACACGTATCACAAGGATTTGTAGGAGCTTTAGAATCCAATTTCTTAAAAGTCCCGTTCTTAATCAACTCCTCCACTTCATCCAAAGAATACAAACGTTGTTTACCATGCCCCCTAACCCCAACACCAAAATACTTTTTGATCTCTCTAGGAGTCAACAGTTCCTCCTGTTTAAAAACTACTGTTTGTTGTTCTTCGTCAAAATTCATCGTCTAAACTACCTTGGTATCCATCACTCATAAACCTATTTCTCTTCAAATGAGTACTAGAAGCTAGAAATTTTTCAAAAGCTCTCCATGATCTGTAGGATGCCTCCAACCGGACATAATACTCCGACAAATCATCCCAACTTTCTATATCCAACCCAACATTATTCAAATACTTAACCAAAACTTTCTTCTCAATCTCCGTTCGTACTTTATTTGAGGAACTACCAGCCTTTAGTCCCGAAACATTGTACGCTTTTACCTCTTCAACCTCTGGGTCAAACACATAAACACTTCCGAATCCCGAACCCAAAGAAGCTGTAGCTGCATCAACCGAATACCATGGAAAATCCTTCAAAAACTCCGATGCGTAAACCCCTAACCCATGCATTCTACCAGTATACCCTAAACGACTAAGTTTTATGAAAACTCTACGAAATGCATCTCTCTTATGTGAACGTGTCGATCGTCTCGCTACCCCACCAACAGTAATATAGTCACACCCCTCTTCAACTATCTTATCCAACCAGCTAAGAGGTTCACCTGTATGGTAAACTGGAACCACAAAATCTATTCCTTTACTTCGTATATACTGGTAAGTTTCAAATGTCTCTCTTGCACACTTATTCAAGTGTGTCGTTTCCAACTCCGTAGGAATAGTGTCAAGACAAATAGCATACAACGACTTAAAGTTCTTCTCCTTCATTTCCCACAAAAAGTCAACGTATGCATCAATGTCTACTTCTTTACCTTGTGTCATTGTTGTAAAAGCCCCACTATCAAGTAATATCTCCACTTTGTGAGGATCATCCACTGCCTCTAGAAACTGGTATATATTTTCTTTGTAAGCAAAACTACAAAGTAACCGGTTCCATAATCCTTTTTCAAAAAACTCCTGCATTCTAAAAGTAGGAACAGGATGTATAACAAAATACAACTTAAATTTAGTCGTAGTATCCATACTTACTTTCCTTTCACTAGGTAAACAATGTGTTCAATCTCTTCGTTACTAAAGTATAACCATTTATCAGAAACAATATCAAAAGAATTGAAACGGAGTAACGCCTCTAAGAAAAACCTTGTAGTAGTTACAAAAGAAATACTTTTTTCATCACTTTCTAATTTCACAACTGGAATAGATAGCTTAAAAGTTGACCCACTTTTGTCAGATCCATCACTAGTATTTGCTAAGTTTTCTATAAGTAGTTCTTGACCTTCTATCCAAACCTTCAATCTACCCCACTCACTTTGCTCACGTAAAAGTGTACTAAAATCCAGTAATGTACTTTTACTAGTATCTAGAAGTATAGTAGCTATACGCTTCCCTCCTTCTAATTTTTCAAACACTTCTAAGAATGGAGGCATCTTAGGTTCGGGGAGCTTAGTATAACAAATAAATTCCTCCTTTCCACTATAATAGAAAGTAAGAACGTTTCCACTTGAAAATCCTTCTGGAGAAACATCTAAACTAAATGTACGCTCAAGAAATCTTCTAGGAAAAAATACATCGTTTGAAACGTTGTCTAGCAAGTGGTCTTGAACAGTTCGCACGATACGGTAGTTATCAGAGCAGTAAAGTCTACCATCTTTATGTGAATACCATATACCGTAAAGATTTACACGATTCATATCTTTTGATACAGAAAATAACATACGCCCCATGGTATTAAATACATCGTTAGAAAACGCTACAATAGCATCATTTTCTATACTTGGTAACCCACATTCAACTTCTTGTATAGAAGGCATGTAAACTCGAAGTCGTCCTATAGTCAATTTCCAACGACCATCCTCCAATTTCTTAACCACTAAATTTTCATGTTTCGAAACAAAAGAACTAACTTTACTAAAGACAGAAATAGGAAAAACTCCATTTTCCAATGCAGTATCCACCCCCCCGTAGTATAGAACACCACCAACTAAGGATATCACAGCAACCCCTCCTAACTTTGCATCTACAAAAATATAATTACTAGGAGGAAAAATATCATTAGGAGAAGAAAACTTGTTCACTATTTCAAATATTCTACAAAACTTTCTAAATTCCCATTTTACTTCCATAATCCATATCGCTCCAATACTATTTTTGTCTCTTTAACTCGTTGTTGATCGTATTCCCCTGCCTTCATTTTCTTCACATACTCTTGAATTCCATCCCACTTTGTTATATCGTTATTGAATCCTACTGGTAAATGATTGCATTCGAATGCTATCCATCTTCTAAAGCATGCTTTACACCGTCCGCATGGTATTTCTGACTCATCCTCAGAAAAACAACTAACAGTTTCGTATAGTATATCTACAGAATATCCCTTACTACGATACCAACTAATCATTTGTGCCTTAGTAAGATGTGGAAAAACATTACAAACTTCCACTGTTCTACTATTCAAGTACGATAGAAGACGAGATGCTCCTTTAACAAACCTTATACTACGATCAGGTAAACTCTGTTCCCCTTTCTGAAAAACCATATAAACATTGTCTCCATACAAAGCACCCACCATAGCTAGAAACATATTTCGCATTGGTATCTCAGCATCTTCCTTCTCCATATCACCTAGAAACAATCTCGTATCAACAACGTAATCCATATCCAACTCTTTAGCCAACGTAGCTGTGGTAAGTCGTTCTATGTTAGCATAACGATGTCCCAAATCTACAAACACAGTACGAGGCTTTCCCAAGTAGAAGTATGCAATCGTCGAATCTAATCCACCTGACCACATCAATACATCTTTTTTTCTCCTCATAACTAAGCGCCTCCCCTCACTACTTTAGAATAAGTTCACTATATTTTTCAAACCACATTCCTTTCATAGCACCAGGTTTCCGAATCGCTGGTAGATAGACCTCTCTAAAGTAGTTCTCATTCTCATACCTCTGATTGTCCTCTATTCCAGGCACTCTTTGTTTTGCTATGTAGAAAGCCAACCTCCGGTTCATACAACATCCACATTCTCCGCATTGATACACTTCTCCTAAGTCACAACTCCACGTATGAGCAAGTATTTTAGAATAGCCGTTCTTCCATTCCCATTCTACCAAGTCAACTTTGTCCATTTCATACAATGGTGCAGAAACTTCAATGTCTCTTAAAGTACCATATTCTAACATGTATTCAAACCGTTTCAAGAACTCAAGTCTATTGTCTGGATAAGCCGTTTCACTTTGGTTAGCACCCAAAGTAAGCATATCAAACCCATATCTCTCTGCGTATACCGAAGCCGACGCCAATAGAATGACATTTCTAGCAGGAGTCCAAAGACCTTTCCCTTTATGTTGTTTCTTTCTATAGTCTTTTGTGATAAGGTTACTTTCACGAAGTGATTCGATTCCTTTTGGTACCTCCAATGCTGGATCAGTCAGTACACTACCTTTTAGCTTACCAACCCACGACAAATCAACAAAGTATGTAGACACTCCTAATATTTCCCCACAAACTCTTACTGCGCGCCTTTCAGGTAGTTCAGCCTTCTGCCCAAGATCGCCATGAAATAAAACTACTTCATGTCCATCATGCTTAGCTTTTACCCCCATTGCCATAGAATCCATACCACCTGATGTTACTGCTAATACTCTCATTTCATTTACTCTCCTTTTCTTTTTCTAAGTTAAATAGTTCTTCCTTCTTTACCTGGGCAGTACCCATTTTTTCTACTACCATACCACCCGCCTTGTTAGCGAATTTTGTTATCTCCTCTATAGAATATCCCATAAGATAAGTTAGTACCACCACCGCTAACACAGTATCCCCAGCTCCTGTTACATCGTATACTTTCCTAGTCTGTACGAGAGCTCTGAAACTCACTACTTTATCTTTTCTCTTCTCAAAGGACATTGTCCCATTCTCCCCTCTTTTTACAATCACATACTTAGTATCGATCGCTTTAAACAACCGTTCTACCCCTCTTCTTATTTCCTCTTCTGTCTCACATGGACGTTCGTCCCAAAAAGTAACTCTCCCCAGTTCCACGTGGTTTGGGGTAATAAAAGTAATAGGATTGAAAAGGGATACATCCTTTCTCTTAGTATCTACAAATACTGGAATATCTCGTTTCTTAGCAAGTTCCAAAATAGGAGTAACTAAAGCATCTGTAACAACCCCTTTGTTATAGTCTGAAAAAACAATACCATCTACATCTTTACAGTTACTTATTACGTAACTTTTAATAGCTTCTCTTGCTTCCCACTCTATTTCACTTCTATCTTCTCTATCCAAACGAATAAGTTGTTGTTGACGCGCTACGATACGAGTCTTTGTAGTCGTGGGTTTACTACGAGAAATCTGAAGACCTACCGGTTCTCCCACTACTAAATCCTTAACTAACTTCCCTTGTAAATCCGCCCCAACAACTCCGAAAAGAGCAACTCGTGCCCCAAGTGCTTTTAAGTTCTGGTATACGTTACCTGCTCCCCCTAGCGAGTGGGACTCTCTGCTTATATCTACTACAGGAACTGGTGCCTCAGGAGACAAACGAGTGGTAGTTCCGTAGATATAACGATCCAACATTACGTCCCCTATAACGAAAATTTTCTTATCTGTACTACGTCTCACAATGAACTACCTCCATCTATTACAAAATTTTGGCCAGTTATATAGTCGGAGTCACCAAAACAAAGATACTGAATAATAGAGGATATTTCTCCCGTTGTTGCTTCCCGCTGCTTTGGTATACTTTCAATTAAGGATTTAGGGGTTTCCCCTGGTACCAACTCCGTAGGAGCCACAAATCCTGGTGACACAGAATTAATGCAAAGTCTAGGATAGAGACGAGCAAGATACTTAGTTAGCATTATTACTCCTGCTTTCGCTACCCCGTAAGGAACTATATGCTCATCCTCCTCCGCTCTCACTCCTGAAGTAGAGGATACGTTAACAATTCTCCCTCCGTCCAACATCAGTGGTATACAAAACTTACACATAAAGAACACCGCTTTTAGATTCAAATCCATAACCTCGTTATACCGTTTAAACGTAGTTTCTGTAAAACTTTGCCCCAAAGGCATAGCTCCCGCATTGTTTACTAAAACAACTAATTCTTCTTCTTCGATCTGTCGTGTTAAACGAAACTGACAGTCTAGAAGCCCTTCTTCAGTACTTAAGTCTGCTTCTATCCAAGTACAAGTAGAGGAAGATAGCAACTTAGAAGGGGTACGACTTATATGTATGATTCTATAGTCGCTCTCTGGTAAAGTTGCTACAAGATCACTTAATAACTTATGTCCTATTCCTTTACTTGCCCCTGTAATTACTATATATTTCATTTCTTATCTCCTTCTATATAAAATTCTGAAGCATGATCAGTAAAAAATTCTTTTCTAAACTCGGTCTTCTTCTCGTAGTATTCCGCCATATACCAGTAGCTCCAAAAGCACCCTGGGCACTCCTTCCGATCTTTTCTATTGTCCTCAAGAAAAGAATCTAAATGCTTCGGCAAGTCGAAAACTGAGTACTGAGGAGACCGTTTACCCCTCCTATAGCCACATGCTCGCATTCGTCCGTCTGCATCCACCGTATACATAAAAGAATCCAAAGAACAATGCCAATCCAAACTTATTCCATACTCCTTAAACGCATCAAAAAAGGCAGGAGGATTTTGAATTCTATGCTTTCCAGAAACTATCATCTCCTTAACCACATCCGCCATACGTCTAAGATTACGACGATCCCTAGAGGAAGTTGGTAAAAGTTCTAGAATTTCCTCTTTAGGAGGGAAGAAATCAAACTCACCATCTCTATCGTAATGAATTATATTAAATGCTGCCCATATACCATACTTATTCACTAGTTCTATCATAGAAGGTACAATGTTATAGTTTATAGGGGAAAGAGTAGTAGTAAGCTGAGTATCTAAAATTCCATGCTTCCTTGCCCACTTCACTCCTTCAAATCCTCGTATTGACTTTGTTGCTATATCCCCCAACTCCTTAGAACGGTCATGACTAGAAGAAAACGGGTAGTAGTCAAATCCGCAACTAATATTTCTCAATCCAGCATCAACTAGTAGTTCTTTATATTTTTCCCACAACTTTGGCGGGAATGTGGTATATACGGCATATCTGATACTATTCTTCTCCCAAAACTTAACAAGTTCCACAAAGTCCTTACCTAGCATCAACACTTCATTTCCTAAAACTAAATGAAATACCACTCCTAAATCCTTCAATATCTGAAACGCATCTAACCACTGAGGTAAACTTAGTTGCTTACCTATGTTAATTGCGTCCCGAATCCTACAATACTTACATCTCATAGGACAAGCTCTTGTTAAATAAATACAAGAAAGTGGTTCCATCATTATATTTCCCCTCCTTGCCAACCAAATTTTACTAGTCTCAAAAACTCACTTCTCGTTTCATTATCTCTAAAAGTACCTCCTAAGTAACTAGTAATCATAGGAGCATTTTCCTTTCGAACACCTCGCATCATTTCACACAAATGTACTCCTTCCACAATTACCCCTACTCCTTTTGGTTTAATAGTTTTTTCAAAAGTTTGCCCTATTTGCATTGTCATACGTTCTTGTATTTGTAAACGACGAGCAAACACATCCACCAGACGTGCTATTTTAGATACCCCTACTATTCTCTTGTCTGGTATGTATCCGAAATGGACTTTTCCATAGAATGGTAGAATATGATGCTCACATAAAGAAAAGAATCGAATATCTTTTGAAATAATCATTTCATCGTAGGAGTTAGCGTTAAATGTTGTACTAAGAACCTCTTTTGGATCCTGACCATACCCCATACAAAGTTCATCATACATTTTAGCTACACGGTAGGGAGTTTTAGAAAGTCCTTCACGCAATGGATCTTCACCTATACTACGTAGAATAGCAACAGCTGCTTGTTCTCGTCCCCCTATAGTATCTTTCGCAGTTTCCCAAGGAAATACATACCAAGTAGCTCTATCTCCTTCCTTTCTCTTCACTAAAGTAAACACGTGAAGTAGATCAACATTATGTTTCTTTGCATCCTTTTTCAAAAAATCTATCGTAGCTCCTGTATCACTAATATCATCGACCAAGATAACTCGTCTACCAGAAAACTCTTCCATAACATCCGTTACAAAAGGACTTACAGTCCTATATTCAATACTATCTCCTACGTTAGAATAACAAAGTTCGTTGTATAGTATTATTGCTGGGGGAACCCCTCCTCTATCTACTCCTAATACAACATCTGGTAAGTAATGTTTTGGGTCATTTAGTGAGTCGTTTAGTACAGTTTCCACCCACTTACTTATTTTCTTTCTAATTTCGTCCCAAGTAACTACTTCCCAATCCCAAGTAACTACTTTTGTCACTTTATCTTCCATTACTTCTCCTCTTTGTATCTTTTCATCCGTTGCTCAACCAAAATAGCATACCGTAATGATGCTTTAGGGGTTTCTTTCTCGTAAGCTTCCATTAAGGAGGAAACAGCCCTAGTTCCCCAGTTATAACTACTCAAAGCAAGCTTCCAGTCATCTTTTCCTGCTGACCCGAATGCTATGTATCGTCTTTGTAATTCTATTAGTCGTGCCACCCCTATTCGAAAATTCATCACAGGATTCTTAAGTTTCTCTAAAACTTGTCGTCTAGTTAATCCTCTCAAATCAAACTCCCTCTCTAACACTCCTGTTGCTGTTAGCGGCATAACTTGCATTAAACCAATCGCACCTGCATAACTTTCCGCCATCGGATTAAAATTACTTTCCACTTCTATTATAGCGAATATTTTCCAGTAGTCAAGTCCTATAGGAAACTCTCCTTCAGAACCATACTTTTGATGGTAACGATATGTCTGACGTGCGAGTTCTCGAAGCTCGTCATAGTTCATGTACTTACTACCCTTCTCAAACCAAACATCTTCAATCTTCTGGTACAGCAAAAGTTGCTTCGATACTATTCCAACCGTTTCAATCTTAGAATTAGTATCTGCTAACCCTCTCTTCAATACAACTAGTTCTGATCTAGTATAAAACACAGAAACTAGTATCGACAACAACATACAAAAGATAATGAAAAACAATGTTTTAATCCCTTTCATATTACTAGGTCTCCTTTTCTTCTATTTTGTTTGTCTCTTTATTATAAAGAACTTTGTTAGAAAAATCAAGCATTTTTTTTATTTCTTCTCATATTCTTCTCCTATAGCCTCGAATACTTGACATTTTGCTTTGTCGATGGACACTACTATATTACTACCCCGATCTCTAACCATACGACCACCCGCTATGAAGAATTCCATACCTTGCACCCCCTCTTTCTTAGCCTCCACGTCACTTTGATTAATGGAAACAATAAGGTCGGCATCCCGCATTGGCTCTATGGAATCAGCTGCATCCGTAATATCCACCAGATTCTTAGTCTTCGATTTTCTAGTTCCCTGGTGAAGAAGCCAGATAGCAAAATGATACTTATGTGCTAAAGACAACAACTCCTTAGTTATAAGACCCAAATACTGGTATCTATCTGAAATATCAGCCTTTCTTTGTGACGATATCATAAGCCCCAAGTAATCGATAATAACTAAGTCAGGGATGAAGTGATGTCTAAACTTAAGAAGTTGTATATGTTTCTCCATCCGCGCTGGTGACAAGTAGTTTGGAGGGAAATGTTTTATTACCAGGTCTCCCGCCCCTCGTCCTTTTATTTTGGAATACAAATGTTCTCGAATCTCTTCGCTTCGTCCCTTTAGATTCTCACGCTCAATACCTGATACCAAGGAGTCGTATATTTCCTCCATACTCTCTTGACTCCCCTCTAACGGATAATGAAGAACATTCTTCCCGTCTAAAACGGCACTAAAACCAAAGTTAGCTACCGTTATAGTTTTTCCTCTTTTCATAGGAGCTAGAAGAATGGCTAGTTCCGGTGGGGCTACTCCTCCCCCCAACCTATAGTCAAGTTGACTAAGACCAGTTGGAATAGCTCGTTCCGCCCGATCTCCTCGTTCCTCCCGATGTCGGAGACGTTCCTCCAAATTCTGAATATAAAAAGTCCCTAAACTTTCCAACTCTTCCCCTACCATTGTAGCGATTCGTATCTTTTCAACAATACTTGTGTAGTTACGAGAAGTTCGTAACTCGTCAACTGATTCAACCATTGCACGTTTAACCGCTTGGTAACGAGCAAAGTTTACTACTTGATCTCTTACATATTCAAACTCACCTTCTTCCCCTATTTCAACCAACTCTTCAATCGTTTTCCAATACTGCTCCTTTGGTAACTCGGATTCTGAGGAAAGATACCTACTTACTTCTTCTATAAATTCATCGTAGTTTGGTGCTCTACTATATGACGTATAAAACTGTTCAATGATACGAACAAAGTCGGACAAGACCTTATAGTCAAAGTATTCTGGTCGTATAATTTCAATGTTTTCCACAACAGAGTCGGATTCATGTAGCAACATCGCTACTATTCTTTTTTGTATTGACTCCGTGAACCCGTAAGATTTTCTATCTTGTTGTTGATTAGATGACATATTGTAGTAACTCCTTCACTTTAGTATCGTTTAACTCGTTTTCTAACTCTAACGACTTAGTTGCACTTTCTATCTCTTCTATAGTTTTCTTACTTACTCGTTCACTTAGTTTTATTCGTTCCTTTCGTAACTCAAGATCATGTTCTACTACTGGTGAAACTAGCAAGTAAAGTTTCGAAATTCTTCGTGATGAAAGAAGAAGTCGTAACTCCTCTATAACTACGTGAAGAGGGGGAACTTGTCCTTGTTCTTCCATAATCAAGCAGAGACGACGTAGAAGTAATTTTACCGATGCCGCGATAAGATACTTAACTTCCGGTTCTTTAGATTCAAGTTGTTTTCTTTTCCCGTCTGCTCCGATGGAACGTTCCTTCTCTGTAGAGAACTGGTGGAACCTACTCTTCGACAACTCGGAGGAAAGATTACCTAACCGTGGAAGTGTGGTAGGTTGAATAGTTGCAAGAGCTCTAACTTGTACATGGATAAAAGTTCGAAGAGGTACGTCGAGTTCCTCTACTAAAGCAAGTATACGAGTAAACTTCCTCAACTTGTCTCGTTCCATCTTAGAAACTTTACTCAGTTTCTTTCTTCTACGTTTCTTACAGTATACGTTCAACCGTTCCTGCTTTGGTAACGAAGGAAGTAAAGGTTCCGCTCTAAAGTACTCTCGTGAGTAGAACCATAAGAGGTCACGAATTGTTTCGAATGTTTCTATTTGTTCTTTACTTAGTTGTATGTCCATCGTCTTGTTTCCCTTTTCTAAGAAGCTCTTTTTTAAGTGGTGGTAGTAGATATGCGAAGTGACGAAAGTTCACTTCGCTCCTCTTATATACTAAAAGAAGAATATCTTTAGATATTCTAAATGTGTATATAAGAGGATAGGAGGAATAGTTAGTAACGTATAAAACGTTTACCACGAGTGGTAAACGTTCATTGTATCGTTTATTATATATATTATAAGAGGTTAAAACGGGGGGGTGAAAACGAAAATTTCTAGCTACAGATAGAATATAGAACTTATATTCTATATTTTTCCAAAGCATAGAATATAGCATGTATATTCTATTTTTCATTTTCGCCTCTGACAAGTGAAGAAGATAGAATATAGAACTTATATTCTATATTTTTCCAGAGTATAGAATATAAAATATATATTCTATCACCCATTATTTCTTCCTTCTTTGTATACTAGTTAACTGTTCCATATACGGTCGTTTCTTCGTAAATTCTACAAGTTCTGAAAAATTTTCTTCCATCCATTCCTTACTCATAACTTTCTTAATTTCTGCTATTGCTTTCTTATACAAAGAAACTCGTCCCATTTTTTGTATAATTTCATTACTAACTTTTGCCTCAAACCACTTTCTATCCTCCTCTAAGTCTAAGTACATTTGCTTCCTTCTTTTTTCTTGATCTTTCGTTAAATGCATCGTTTTCTACTCCTTCTCTATAACTTATTAATATCTTTTAGCAAGTAGGTTTTGCCACCCTCTTTTTCGAATCGTGCACCTTCCACTACTTCAGCATCTTGTAAACACTTCAACGCATCACATACCGCTCCCCAAGAATATCCAGTCTCGAAACAAAGTTGATCAATTTTTATAGTAACTAATCTACCATTCTCCGAGTGAACAAACAAAGAAATTAAAACTGGTAATGCTGCTGTATGAACGTTTCTTAACTTCTTCAAAACTCGGTTCTCAGTAACTGATGACTTATTAATTGTAATGTTCATTTCTTCTCCATAGATTCGAACCTGGTACATATAAACTTAACCTCCGGTTCTTGTACTACTTTACAGGAATGCTTACATTTACGACATAGTGGGAAAAATCCATACAAATACTTACGGTATTCTATTCTACTTTCAAGGTTTTTACGAAACCAAAGTTGAGTATATATAGGTTTTGTCATTCTACTTTTCTCCTCTGCTTTGTTTTTCTCGAACCGTTCGTCTAACCCAACGATGCGATCCTTTACTATGTTTCCTCTTCCATCGAACCTTGTTACGTCTACTTTTTTCAGTATTCTCCTCAACTACAAGTTTTGAACCACAGTTGCAAACGTAGATAATCATTCTCTACTTACCTCTCTTCCTAAGTTTTAGCATCTCTCTTCTAGTAAACTCTAGAGTATCTGGAGTAAAGAATACTTTCTTATTTGTAAGGTCTTCTAATTTATTATACTTTCCAACGTGGTAAAACTCAGTCATTATTTCCATACACAACCTGTTTACGAAATCACGGTCTACGTGATTTTCAAGTTTTGAAACTAGTAGAGCCTCGTCTAGTCTCTTAAACAACTCGTCCGATTTCTTTACTACTCTATCTAAACTCCATTCCCCTCGTTTGATTTCTAGAAGCATATTATTATCAGGTCGTTCTACAATCATTTCACCTGTGGCTAACGTTTCAAGTCCCATCTTAAGAAGCCGAATAAGATGGCTAGCATTCTTTACATCATATCCAAATTTCTTAACAAGAGCTTTTCTTTTACTACCCATTCTGCCTGTAGATGAATGGTGGGTCATTCTGTGCAGCTGACCATAAGCATAACCACAAAAAGAATGGTAACAGTCTTTTGATAGGAGTTTTTCTCGATTTTCAATTAATTTGTTGCCCAGAGGCGTTCTTTTGATGTAATGCTTTTCGGACAGCCACAACAACATAATAACGTTTGGGTTTTGCTTAACCAGTAACGACAAGTACTTAGGCAAAGTATAGTAAACGTAATCCCACAGTATTGTTTTTTTCTGCGAAATTTTTTCACTCCACATAGCACTTACGGTTCCCATGTGCTTGATACCAAATACGACATCACGTGGTGGAATAAAAACTCCCATAACATCTTTGTCGTCAAAATCTGAATCAGGATCGTAAGTCCCGTGAGCTATACTGCCTCTATAACCTTCCAAAATACAGTAGTCTTCTAACTTTTTGATTTTCTCTTCTTTAAACATTAGCTTCTACCTTTCTTCTTCATCACTTATCGTAGTCTCTCGTCCATAGTAGTCTCTGACTCGTATTGAATCATTAGGATGATAAGTAGAAACCTCAAGTAGTATTACTCGACGCGTTAATGCTTGTAAACTATGTTTAGTTCCCGCAGGCATGTGAACTGAATACCCCTTACCAACAATAGATATTTTGTTGTTATCTGTTACTAGTTGTAGTATTCCCTCTTGTACGTAGAATGTTTCATCCTTATTCTTATGGTAATGGTAACTACTTTTCTGCTCTGGTTCTATGATCAGCAGTTTTCCCAAGTAGTAAGGACCATTAGCAAACCATATTTCTTTACCCCAAGGTTTCCGAACTTCCTTATGTTTTCGTGTTATAAGCATTTACTTCCTCCACAAATGTTCCGGTCTTCTCCTCCAGTATATCTAGGTCGGTAGACCGTGCAATCGTATAGTAAATACCACCTACTACCCCATCTACCCATATGTTGTAGATAGCTTCCTTAATTTCTCGCACTTCTAGAAGTTCTTTTACTAGATCGTTACTTCCGCCAAGACAAGAGTTTAGTATTTCGGAAACTTCTTTTTCTTGGTATTTACTGATGAAGTCTTTGAGTGAACTCTTCATACGAAACTCCTTCGTAATGGTTGAATAGTTGTTTTTGGGGTATAAAGCACTCGTTCTCTCGTGGTCTCACGAGTGAACTCGATACTAACCAGTAATCTTATATACCCTTCTACATACTTGTGTCATAACACTTTTTCTCCCTTCTCCTTTGTCTCAGTATTTCCCGTACCGCAGGTTCATCGAATCCTATGTCTCGTAGAAATCTTTCTACTGACTGATTACGAGAAGCTGCGAAGAGGTCAGGAGTTCTTCGTATCGTTTCCACTAGATAGTCGGGCATAAGTTCAACTAATGAACGAGGTTCTTTGTTTGCCCACTCATCGATTTTTTCTTTTAACTTTTGTTCCATAACTTTGTATCCTCCTTACATATACGGTTAATATAGGTTACTTACCTCTACCCTTACTTTTTTTTGTATCTTTTCCATTGCTCTCTATCTATCTTGATAATCTCTCTATATCTGGGCTTGATTCTGGTACATGGTAAGAGGTAGCTAGTTCTTGACTTTTTTCCATACTCCTCTCCATTTGGAATTTACAATAATTCTGTTGCACATAAAGTCCCAGAAAAAAACCTAGTATGAAACAAACAAATCCCACAGTTGATACCCAAACAAACACTTTGTTTCTTGTTATAACTATCATTTCTTACCTCCTATCCTATTATAATTTAAGTTCTTACTACCTCTTTTTCCTATAACTTCTTTAAGTAACTGAAGAGGCTTCAGTTCTCTCCCACATTTTTGACACACAGGTTCCATAGTATCAGACAATGAAAGTACAAACCAGCTCTTAGTACCGCAGTAGGGACAATAAACCCATACTTCAGCGGGTTCCATTTTCTTTTTCATTTACTCTTCCTTTGGTTGGATTGCTCCTTCTTGGGAGTTTTAACATACTGCGGAAATCTGTAGGTGCAGTCTTGGCAATATACGTTTAGAAACTCAACCCCTGACCAATCAGAATCACGATAAGGACTAAACACTCCCCCACCAATCTGGTATGTTCGTTGTGTTTTTCCACCGCACTTAGGACATCTAGGCGAATTCTTTGTAAAAGGAATCCTGTCCTCTGGATAATATGTATAACTACTCATTTTTTACCTCCTTTATTGGATTGCTCCTTTTTTAGATTTGAGTTTTATAATAAATTCTTCTTGTAAATGTCCCCTAGACCCAAACTCATGAATCCATATAGGGCGGTTCAAAACCGTTTCCGTTGCTTTATGAAGTATTCCAAACGGCATACAAAGTTTGCTTGTGAATAATTGAAATGCCACAATATCCCCATCTATCCAATCTTCGTAGAATTTTGACTTGCTTAGTAGTATAGCTTGCCCCTTAGACATTGGGTTTAAATTTTCTCTCATCTCCTACCCCCTTCATTGGATTGTTCCTTTTCATCCATTCTCACCATTTGATAGTCAAAGTAATAATGCCCTCCCCTTTCTGTCTTCTGCCAGAAAAAAATCCAAAACGCTGTTTTTCTTAGTTCTGATATAATATCCTCGTTACCAGACCAGCCACCAGTATGGAGTTCAAAGCCATCTTTTCCGTTGTCAATGAAAAAATTATTATAGTACCATATAGATTTGAGATGAGAAAGCATTTTAGGGACTTTTTCCTTTATCGGAAGTTTTAGTTTGTCAATCTCGTGTATCTTCTCTAATTGTTCTTTCGTTGGATACATATTCATTTCTTATCTCTCTTAGTTAGATTGCTCCTTTAATAACTTAACCCCATAATCTACTATCGCATCTCTTTTTTCATCAACATACTTACCAGCCTTAGTAACAGCCTTAGTGGCTATAGCAACAACCTTAGTGACAGCTTTAGTAGTCCTAATTTTATTTTTTTTAGTAGTTGCCCAATGAATAGCCTCAGTCATCTCAACAATAGACCAAACGGCATATCGAATAGCAGCATCTTTAACATCTCTCGTTGCTTCTTGATGACATTTGCCATAAAGACATTCTTCCTCAACTATAGGTAACGTAACAAACTCAATACAATATAAGGCAAATCTGATTTTATCCTTCTTTGTCTTTATCAATCTTGGTATAGCCCAAAACAACCAGTCATACTTGTTCGATACGTTTGAATGTCTGAGCTTTCTAATTAACTCAAACACATCTTTCGTATCTTGCTCTTCGATCCACTCTATAGCTTCGTCACAAGGCTTCCATTTTTTAATCCATGCCTTTGTTATTTTCATTTGCCTCTCCTTCTGACTTTACCTCTATACCTAGTTTAGAAAGCCAGTTAGTGATAAAATTGGTTTGAAATTTCGTTATGTTTTCTTCTGTAACTATCTTATCTTCTATTGCACGAAGTCCAAAAAGTAATATCCACACATCATTTTCCGTGACTTCTTTTTTCTTCCCCCAGGCTTCGTAAATTTTGATGATATCAGAAAATTCAAGGGATGTTGGAGAATCGTTCTTTTCAATCCACTCGCCATCTAAGTTCTTGTAAAAACTTCTGATATAGATGATTTCTTCCGCTTCTTCTGTAGATGGGATGATTAACTTTTTTGCTATTCGCTTATATCCACAAGTAAGGTCCTCTAAAACAATCTCTTCTGATTTATTTTTCATTGGATTACTCCTTCTCTGTCCTTTCATTCCATGCTTCGAATGCTTTTGCTTCGGTATCCTTCGGTGGTCCTGTTGCATTACATCTAAAGCAAAAAACCCAATAAACTCCTTCACTTACATTATTCATGTAAATCGCTTTCTCACTCCCACAAAATGGGCAAGGTTTGAAGCTGGTTTGTTTAGTCATAGTTTTCCCTCCCAATATCTTTTAGACCATTTCGTCAAAGTTTTTCCTTTGGGATGATAAGCATTCCGGCTAATTGCTCTACTTACTAATTGCTTATTTTTTGTTTTAGTTCTTCTATTTCTTTATCTAGTTCAATTATTTTTTGCCTTAGGGCACGATTCCCTTTTCTCATGTCATTCCAATAAGCTTTTTGGTGTTCGGGACAACAAAACTTTTGCCAAAAAACTTTAGGCTCAAACTCCTTACCACAGTAAGGACATTTTCTTTTTGAAAGGTTCTTTATGGTCATTTTATCATATCTCCTCCCCTAAACTGTACTGAAAAAACGAAATTTAAAATGACTAAACGGAAATATTTACAACCTGGATTAATATCAAAATAAACCTCAATAATATCAATAGGGAAAACCCCGCCAGCTTTCAATGAACTTCCTTTCCACATATTTTCAAACTTTAATCTCATTCTTTATCTCCTTCGTTGGATTGCCCCTTGAGGTTGTCCCGAATATCACAAAAGACTTCTAGGAAGGATTCAAAACCCCATCGTAAAATCCATGCCATATCGGCAGTGTTTGTTCTATAGGAAGTTCTTTGTAAAAAATCGCCTACTATTTCCTCTTTGCTTCTTTGTTTACTCATCCTTTTTCTCTTTACCCTTTCATTCCACGCCTCTTTAGCACCCTGGCTTGAATGTGCTTCCGGGCCAAGAGTTCCACAATATTCACAACGAATTTGAATCGGCTCGATTTGTGGCTCCAAGAAAAAATTAAATAATTTCTGCTTACTACTGCCACAAAATGGACAGGGCTTGAGTTTAATTTGTTTAGTCATAGTTGTTTTCCCTCCCATGAAACTTCAGCTTCCTCCCCATCACGTTAGTCTCTATACTTTCCCATAGGTGAATCTCGGGCTCAAAATAGAAACCGCAGTAAGTCCTATTTCTCAATTCGATAACTACAAAAGGATACTTAAACTGAGGTAAACTAAATACTTGTATTTTTGGTTGCTTCTTCATCGTCGTTTGCCTCTTTTGCTTTTCTATTTAGTATTTTTTCTACTTCTCTAGCTTCACTCCTCTGCCCTATACTCCTTAGATACCGAATATAATCGTAAGGATCGGAGAAATGATCTTGCTTACCTTCGTTATATTTCTCTCTTAACCTACGCCATCTCATTGCTCGTCTTCCATCCAACCTTCTTTCTTATATATCTCTAAACGTTCTTTACTATGAGTTTTCAAATACTTACTACTGTCCTGAATATCATATACTAATAGTATATCATTTTTTCCTTTCTTTCTCAAGCCTCTCCCCACTTTTTGAATAGTTTTCCATTCCGACTTACCGCCAGAAGCTATTACAAGTACATCTATAGCTGGAATATCTACTCCTTCAGAGAAAATGTCGGAAGTAATAAGTACGAACTTTCCTTTACGATTAAACTTATCCTTTACCTCTGTACGATACCCTCCATCATGGGTACCCCAAACAAATAACGCAGGAGTACTACGATCTTCCAACAACTTTTGTAGAATTTTTCCATGCTCTACGTAACGAACTAGAACTATCACCTTCTTCTTTTTCTTAAATTCTTTTACAACCTGTTGCACTATTAGTTCGTTCCGTGTAGTAGAGGTTACTACACCAGCCTCGTATATCTTTTGCCATGTAGCTTCATGAACAATCTCAGAATTCTCTAATACTTTAATCTGAATGTCTGAAAGATATCCTTTCTTGATCAGATCAGAAGTTTCTATGTTGTAGATAGCAGGACCGGTTATCGCCATAGCTTTCATATTCGATAACACATCTCTACGAAGAGCAGTACCAGAAAACCCAAACCTCCAGTAAGCATTATGCATAAACATAGCAAGTTTATAGAAATTCATGGAACTTGAATGATGGCATTCATCCTGTATCATTACTTCATAGAAGTTTAACAAGTCTTTTCCTTCCCTTGGTACTCGTTTTAGAATTGAAAGCAGACTTTGTACAGTAGCTATAGTTATTGGTTCTATTTCAAGTAGTCCTTCTCCTATTCTGCCCACCGTAGTACCTGGTAACCGTTTCTCAAAGCGCTCTGCTGTCTGATACAACAAATCTTTTGAATTAACCATAAACAAAGTTCTAGCTCCTATCTTTTTTACAATAGCTATAGCAATTTCTGTTTTCCCTGACCCTGTGGGAGCTTCTATAATACCTCTACCACTTCGTAAAGCTGCTTGTACTGCTTCTACTTGGTAAGGTCGTAAAGTTATCCCATCTAGTAGATCGTTTGGTACTACTGATTCCTTCTTACTTATAGTAGTAGCGATTCTACGATCCACTACTTCATACTTTGTACTGGTTTTCTTACAGTAGTTTTCAACAATAAACAAAAGTCCCGTAGGAAACTTACACGACGGTATTTTTAGGAAGTGATGCTTACCATCCCAAAGTCCTTGACGATACCGGGGTGAAAACCAGTAGTTAGGATAAGGAACTGTAAGTATTTTTTCTAACTCTTCTGTATAATCGTTTAGAAACGAGTATACGTTTCTAGTTGTAATTTGTAGCATTCTTATCCTTATTTATTATATTGTTTAGCTTGGTAGTCGGAAGCGGGGTGCAGGATACTCTTCGATCAAGGAGGAAAGAAAAAGGAAAACCCACACCCCTAGAAACTCCCGACATATATGAAAGAAAATAAAAAATTACCTCATATTCCTTCGTATCATAAAGAAACTTGATACTAACCATATAAGTAGTAGGCATTTTTTCTACCATTCTGCTTCTAACTTACTTAAAGTTTTATTAGTTTGAGTTGATTTCATTAAAAATTAGTCTCCTTACCCAAAGTTGTAGGGCATTACGACTCCAACAAGTTCTTTGCCATCCGTAGTAACTCGTGACACAAACATGTGGTTTAGTTTACCGTTACCAGTCAATGAGAAAAGTTTCTCATGGTTTTTCTCACAGTTTGAATGTTGAAATATTGCCTTTAGTAGCATATTCAAATAGTATATGTTCAAGTAAACGGCTTCCTCAGAAATCTTGTTTGGCTCATGAAGATATACTCCTTCAGGAACGAGTCTAATAATTGGAATACCATCCTGACGATTGTCGCTAACGTATATATGATTCTCAATTTTGTAGGTGATTCTACTGTTATGAAATTTGGCTAAAACTCCTTGCATAACTTCTTCCTTTTCTGGAGCGCTAGTACTAGCTTGTTTTCTAATAAACTCTGGAACAAAGGAATCCTTAAGTGCCCAAAACCCTTGTGTCCACCACTCACCAATAGTTTGTAAAGTCCGATATCCATTTGTATTAATGTCAAGTCGTTTCGGTGTTGGTTGGAATATTCTATATAGCATCTCTAAATTAAGTTCTTCCATTCTTTGTACCTCCTTCTTGTTTCCCACTACTTAGTTACTCTTTAGTAAGGATTCAATAAACCGTCTGGCTTCTTTCCCGTAACGTTGATTAACAAAATCCTTCATACTTCCATGCTTTTCTTCAGTGTAGCCTTTACTGTGTAACCATTTGTCAAACTCGATAATGTCGAAGTCGTAATTAGCCGTAGTACTTAGAATACTTGGAAAGATGTTGTTGGTATCGAAATGTTTTTGAAATCCTTTTCTAATTTCTGTAATACTCTTTCTCACTTTCTTTCCTCCGGTTTATTAGCACCTCGCAGTACCCGTTCAATCTTACCTTCCTGACTAACTAAAGCTAGATCGTCCTTGTTTTCATAGATAAACCAGTCAGCAAAAGATTGATTTGTATATTTCCACGTTCTTTTTTCTACTTTTAAGGTTTCTTTTGGTATCGGTGTCATTGTTTTCTCCTTTTTTAAGTTTTCTCTCTCTCTTACCTCTTAAAAAACTCTGGTTCTTTTAAAGCAACCATTACCAACTCGCCTGCCATTCTAGTAATACAATCTTGGTAGCTGGTTTCTGTGTGGTATCCTTTCTCATGTGCCAATTCATGAACTACTAGATCAATAATCCTAGCGCTAAGAGGAGGGTTAAAGAATTGTCTACCTAACTGTTTGACATTAAACGTAATGGTTCGATGCCCGTATTGTGCGTAAACTTTACTGTCCCAACTCATAAAACTAACTTTTACATCTACCCCTAAGCACCGACGAGCAATCCTTTTAACAAGTTCCTTAACTTTAACCATGTTCTCGTCCCTCTCTACCGCAACAGCATTATCAGTAGGATCGGAAGGAAACATTGTACTAGCAGACTTGATAGCATTTGCTTTACGAATGTTTTCCCACTCAGGACTGGACAATTCGTTACCATATAATACTCGGTATCCGTGGGATAATGCAGCATCAACTGATCTTCGATCTCCTGGTGTTGCTACAACAACCTTACTTCCATAACGTTTCTTAATGATAGAGCGAACGGCATCCTCTTTAATTATTTTACTACTCAATGCTTCTCTAATCCAAAGCTCCGAAGTACTACTAGAATCAACATCATCGTAAACTTCGTTAAGGACGTAAGTGAGCAACTTTTGTAAGTAGCCTCTGGATATTTTGTTTCGGTCTACTGACATGGGTACTTTTTGCTGAACATCCACGTGATAGGGACAATCAATTTTACAAACAGGAAGACCTAATTCGTAAAGATAAGCAATACCATCCTCAACCTTATGAAGATGTACCTTAGTTTTTCTGTAGTCTCTGATCACTCTTTGCTCTTTTTGGATATCTGTAAGTAACAAAGCATCAAGCACTTTGTATGGCTCTCTGTATAGAATACGACGATCGTTCACTTGGAAATTCACTCCTTTCGGAGGCAGATATAGAAGAGTAGAGTTTAGCATTTGTTCGTATTCTTCTTTGTTCATTCGCAACTTTACTTGAATAGTACTACCTGCCTTACGTTTCAACGGTTTCTGCTCTCTTCCTTCTGATGAGAATACTATTGTTCCTTTTGTAGTAGAAACAACAGCTTCATCACAGATAGCCAACACTTGCTTTTCCCCAATGTTAAATCTACCTCGTTTCTCTGGATCTGATCTTTTGTAAGTGGGAGCGAACAAGGTAAAGGCATGAGTAATGTCTCTAAATCCTTCTGGACTGTCGTCTTCTACTGTGATTTCAGTGACTCCGTTTCCAAGTCGTGTAATTCTAAGATAGCAATTCGTGGTCTCCTCGTCCCAAGCATTTTGAACTAACTCACGTACTACAAAATCCTTAGGTTTTCCTGCTTGAAGTTCCTTAAGCCCTTCTCTGGAAACTTCAAACCAATTCTTTTTCATTGTTTTACTTTCCTCCTTTGTGAGGGACTTGTCACCCTCTTCATTGTGGTTTACAGAGGAAATGATGCTTGCTTCATTTCCTCTTGACTCACCATTTAGTATTGTCATTTGAATTTGCTTCTGAATCGTTTCTTTTCCTCTGCTGTAGCTAGTTTGTATTCATGTAGAAACATTTTCTGTCTTTGTCGACTAATCGTTTCTGGTTCCATACCTGCTAGTTGATAGAAACGTTTAAGGAGATTAGGATAATGTCTCACTGTGTACCGCCCCTTCTCATTCATAACTACTTTCTCGTAACTAAAATTGATCGACTCAAGTTTCTTTCTGATCTCAGATTCACAAGGATCACGTAAAGTTTCCCTTACTAACTTTCCCCACTCCTTTCTAAGTTCCTGGTTAGATTTCATATTTCTGCCTCTTGCCTTTGAAGTTTTTTCATTTGCTTTGCTGCATTTCTAATTCTTTTAGATTCTTTCTGATGGTTTCTGCTACCAGGTTGGAACTTCTCTTGCCGTTTCCGGCACCTAGCCACATAACTCATAATTTCTTGCTTATCCATTTCAGTTAATTTTTTCATTCTTTCTTTCCTCCTTTTTTTATAGCCATAGTTGCTTCTCTAGCTTCGGCTATACTGCGTAGCCAGCATACAAAGTTATCGGATTCATCCATTCCTTTTACTTTGTTAAGGTAAATTTTTTCAGCTTTCCTCATACAACCGTCACAGAAAATGAATCCCGTACTCCAATCACATTCTGGATAGGTCATATTTTCCTTGTCACAAACTGGACACTTTCTCTCAGTCACTTCGTTTCCTCTCCTTCAATAAGAGTTCATCCATCGCTTCCTTCCAACCAGTAACATCCCTGTATATAGGAAATGCATGTTCGATCAAGTACTCCATGTCCATGATGTTTGATTCCTCACGTTCCTTCGCTGGTTTTGATCTTAGTTTATCCACAGCGATACAGAGTGCCTGACTGATAATGTAGTTTCCTCTGGGTGAATTTACAAACTCAATGATTTCTTCTTTCTTACTACTTCGCATCCTTACCACCTCACTTTCGACATTTCACTGGAATGAAGCTTACGAACTTCTTTGAGTGTGTCGTCAAGCGAACATATTGAAGACGACCCGTTGCCCAGAGCCTCCTTGATGTGAGAGAGCCAGTAACTCTCGGCTCTCGTGAGCATTGAAGTGCCATACATACGATCGAGGTCTCTAAGTGTCACCTCTATGCCATGAAGCGATTCCTCAATCGACTCCTTTTCCTCGTGAAGGATCGACTGAGCTTCGTCAAGAAGCCGAATCTTCTCCTCCAAAGGTAAAGTTTGGTAATAGTAGTACTTTTCTGTCATTGTTTCTTTCCTCCTTGTTTTGTTACTTACCATAAGACCAGAAGAATCAGTTCCTCTGGTCTTTGCTTTTAGTTTCATTAGTTATGATATACCTCATACTTAGTGACCGTTAATTCTATTTCTTCAATGTTTTTTTGTTGTTCCACTGGAATCGCTAGTTGCTCCAACAAGAAATCAAAATAATTATTCCCCTCGTCGTCAACTTTAAAATCAATCCTGTAAATACCTACATTTATCCCAGAACACCTGGTTTTCGTTTCTTTCATTTCTTTCCTCCTTTATAATTCCTCTTTTAAAATTTGACATATTTCTTCAATTCCCTCATCCACAAAGTGTGGATAATTTGCACCGTATTCAACTCCTTCCCTTTCCATCAACTCATCAACTATGGCTCCGATCTCGTTTGTGATTCTCTCAACTAGATCGAATCGTCTCCTCCGAATGATTTTTTTTAGGCGTTGAAGCTCTGTAGATGTATTGAATTGGTTATCCCTCATCTCTCTCCTTCTTTCAGTCATTTTTGTTTGATTTTCTATTTAGCCAACTTCTAAAATGAATCCGTGCTTTATCAATTAGTTTTACGATCTCTTTCAATTCCGAGGAATTGAACATTATCCGTTTAGTAAATAATACGTCTGCTCCTCGGTAGCCTTGTTTGATCTCACCAATTTTACGTCCATCGAGATCATCTGATGTACTACTGTGTTCTCGGATATCATAACAAGGTTTACCTCCAATCATTTCCACCGTTAGATGGAAACGGTCGGTAACCATAAGCCATTCTCTGTCTTTGTTATCCCTCATCTCTCTTTCTCTCTTTTGGAAAAACTCTGGAGTATAACCATACTGTAGTACGTCATCAATGATTGTACGATAGACGTGGGCTACAATTCTAGGTACTGATGTCATAGGATCTTCATCGTCAACAAGAAATAATGGAGTATTCTTGTTCTCGTCAAGCCAAGTTCTTTCCACTCTAACACAAGCACATTCATCCTGGTAAGAACCTGCACCAAAGTCTACTATTTCATCTGGTTCGAGCTCCTTGATATCCCTTTCCTTTCAATATCCTTATAAATATTCCTAAGTTTTCTTTTGTCTACTCCTTGTGCTTCCTTCCTTAACCTCTCTCTTCGTCTACATTCTCTTTCGGCTTCTCTTCGTCTCTGATACGTTCGGTCACTGATTTCTTTGAGAAGTTCGTAACTTACGATTTGTTTTGTTTTTGTCATTCTTTCCTCCTTTATAATTCCTTTTTTATTCTTTTCCTGATTAAAGACTGGTTGGCTCGCAACCACCATGCGATCTCTAATCCCAAGAATCCTAAAGGATCTCGCCTACGGTTTCTTACAATCAGTGCCAGAGACTTTACATCTTCCAACGGGATCGTCTCTGGGTCAATCTCTGTCCAAAGATAGTTTACCGCTGCCTCTGGCTCAAGTCGCCGTAACTTAGTTCGTATTCTCATTGTTTCTTTCCTCCCTATTTTGATCATTTCAATAATATAATAGGATACTTTTTTACAAAAATCAAGACTTTTTTTGAATTTTTTTACAAGTTTTTTGTAAATTATTAATAATAAAAGAGTTAGAAGGAAAAAAATTTTTAAAATTTTTTAAAAAATTCCAAGTTCCTATAAAAAATTCGAACTCATTTTGTAAACCATTAATAATAAAAGAGTTAAAGTTATGAAAAATAGAATACATTGATGTTGTTATCAGAACTACTAATTCTATTCTCATATTCCTTTATATTATAAGGAACTTTGTTAGAAAAATCAAGTATAAGATCAAAATAAGGTAGGTCTTGTTTTGCTTCTAGTACTTCTTACTTCTTCGCTTACGTTTTTGTCGTTTACTCTCTGTAACTGTAATTTGTTCTCTAACTATTCGAAGATAGCTGTCAAACTCTGCTTTCACTTTTCTAGTAGAGCAGATCAATTCCTCAAAAGGAGCTGCTAAGCCAACGTATTTAGCATAGCTCATACCTAGTTTCTTTTTAAGAATCTTGTCACGTTTTCGTGCCTCTTCTAGCACTATATCCACAAACTTAACTTGATCTAGTATAGCTTCCTCTACACTAGCCAACGATATCTCATCACTCATTCTTCTCATCCCTCTTCAATTCTTTTCCTCGTTACTGTCTAATAAAAAGATAAGAGACCAACGTAACGATACCACCAATAATGCTACTAACAAAACTTAGTAAAACTTCCTTTGCCCTTCTTAGTCCCTTCTTCTCTATAACGTAGACTTCTATAGGATCGACTCTTTCGTTAGTTTCTGTAATCTTTTCATCTAATTTTTCAATACGGTTATTTAAAGGGCACTCAGCAGGGCGCTTAAGAAACTCTGTTTTTAGATTTATTAAGCAGTTCTTTATATCTTTTATGTCAGAGCTTTGTTGTTGTAGAATCTTATGAATCCTTTCATCATTCTTTTCAATCTTGTGATCAAGATCCTCTACTTTCTCACACATATAGCCTCTGAACTCATTAACTTTCCCCTCCCACTCTCTACTCTTAGAATTATAACCATTAATTTTGTCCTTCATATTGTCACGTCTCCTTAATGTATTCCAGTTACTGAGTTTCTATCTTCTCCCGTAACCGATCAGCTACCACTTGCATAGAATCCCACCTTATTGCCGAAAAATCATACCAAAACTGCCCAGCTTTGGGAAGTCTTACGTGATCCTGACAATGCCCATGCAAGTCTTCAAACAAAATATGCCCATCATCGAAGGTTTTCGTCAGTATCTTCCTAGCAACTGTTGTATCTATCGGTATCCTATTACCACTTTCATCATACTTTCTATATCCATCAGTAGAAATCCCACATACATAACTAGGTACTTTATTGGTGTACCTATCTACCGTTCCCACTTGGTGTATAACAGGAGTAAACTTGTCACGTATTCGTTTAGCAGTAGATGTAAAAAGTCTATATTTGGATAGAGCAACTCCCCCTAATGCTTCCCTAATAACATTATACATTCGATCGTGCCACGATTGTCCTGCTTGTCCTTCATTACATAACTCAATAGTAACATACTTCTTTTGCTCCTCATTCAAAGAGTTCCAAATTTGCCGAAGCATGTACTCGGTCATTGCCTCAACAACCTTACCAGTGTTCTTCATTTCTTGGTCAACTTGTTGTTGGTCGGCGTACAAGTAGTAAGCATAATTTTTACTACTTAAGGAAATATAACTGTTACTAGGATTCAGGAAATGCCGTCCCCAAGCAGAGTTACTTCTACGATGAAATCCACAATTATCCCACAACGAAATAATAACTGTTATTTTTCTCTCAGTAATATCATTTATAACCTCTATAACTTTACTTTCCCAGTCAACGTTTATAAAGTTACCTATAGTAGAAGAAGCTTGGTAAGGTTGAGGCATAATATACTTACCATTATCGTCCCTTCTAAACGGCTCAAGATTCCACTTACAATACTTCCACCCCCAGCACTGACTGAATAGAAACACCCTCATAGAGTTACCCGCTTCTTTCGTAACATAAGTATCTAGTAATTCTTTTCTCTGTTTAGAAGAAATTCGACTAGACCATAACAATTCTGGAACAAATAGATTCGCTAGATAGAAAGGACGTCCTATCTTCTTCTTGATCTCTTGTGGTTGAAGTTCCTTTACAACCGTTTTAGTTTCAGGCTCAGAAGGTTCTAAAGGATCAGGTGGAATGGGTTGGGGTTCAGGCGTATACGTGTGGCTACGCCAATAGAAGTAGCCTACTACTCCTACAAGAACAATAATACAAATACTTATTAGAAATATCATTTTACTTAACCTCCTATCCAAACTAAAACCCATAAAAAATATTCTTTACCCCCTTCCTACTCCTTTTCCACCTTTTACGAAAACTTAAATACATTCAAACCTCCTCTACAACCAAACTCATTGATTGATTACTAGATGTTATAGATAACCTTATTTGTCGAACTCGACAAATATGCCAAATTAATCTATCATGCCTTACATACTCTTGGATACGAACAATATCTCCTATTTCAATTGGTACAGGACAAAATTCGATAAATACTTCAAAGTAATCCTTTCTTTCCTTCAATCGATTAAGAAGTAAGTCAGCCATACTTTGTGCTACAGTATTTGTTTGAAAAAGAACATTACTAATTAGCAAGGTTTTCTCTCCACCAACAGCATCAATCTCAACTTGTGTTGCAGTAGCTTCTCCTTGATACTTCTTTTTTACTGTTTTCTCAACTTCTTCAAAATTGTTTTCTGTCATTGCCTTTTCCCCCCCTTCAACTCATTCTTAAACTGCGTCAAAACATAAGCTACTATATCCCATCCAACTTTCCAAAGACTCCAAAGTAATACTAAAACAATTAAAGAAAGTATTACTAGTACAATAAACAATATAATATTCATCGGCTTATTGTTAACCCCACTCGAATCAATACATCGACCCGCCTCGTTTTTGAGCAGGTCAGTTTAATCCTCTTTCTACCACTTCCCGAGAATTGAGAAGTCAGATCAATCTCCTCTTGGTCTGAATTATAGGACCCTAAACATGAACCAAACCCTGAACCATTATCCGCATACACCGATACACTCTCCGATGTATCTTCTGAAAGTTCCACATAAAGTGTCCAAGGAATCTGGTAGCGATAATTATTCGCATTATTGACATCCGTAGGCTCACTATCACTTCTCAGTCTAAAACAAGCATAACTCGTCAACTCACCTACTAAACTAGAAACTCTCTCTGTCACCGCTTTTAAATACGAACCATAATTACTATCTGTATACTCCTGAATCACTCCATGATCGACCTCCGTCGCCATACCCCACATAGAACTGCTCGGTGTCCCAAAATCATTGATAGAATCCAAATCAATAGAATGCTGAGCATTCGCCCCCGAACCTCGAAACGCCTTATTTCTGAGGCTCCAATGTAACTCCGCCTTATCAACCTTAAACCCAAATAATGAGGCCAAATGATACCTTAAAAATCCCCGATACCACCAGTAATCTGACCCATTCGCTCCCGTTCCAACCTCAAAATCAATTTCATTTCCAGGATCAACAAAACTTCCATTTTTCTTAACCAGCATCATCCAATTCGTCGGTGTCAAATAAATATTCGGACTGTTTTTCGGATAGTCCCCATCCTGCAAACCAGGGAAATAAAGATTCATTTCTACGTAGTTAACTGTTAACAAACTACTAGGAAGATAGAAAGGCACTATAACATCTCTAGATGGAGTTACTACCTCCTGAGCCTCGTAAGGTAACTCAGTCACCACTTGCTTAAGATGACGGTCTTCAATACTTTCATCCATCATATCTTCACCACTTGCTAGTCTAACTATATCGTCAAGAATTGTATACTTTTCGCCCTCTACAACAATATGGTTTCGAACTTCATCAATATTTTCTATGTATTGAAAGTTACTTGTAAGCTCCTTTTCAAAAACAAAAACAGGAATACAAGCTATACCGCTACCGGTCAAGGAACCACCTCCAGATATTGTACCAGTTCCAATTCCTTCTTTTATTCCAGATACAACAAGACTACCGGTTCCAGATATTGTACCAGTTCCAATTCCTTCTTTTATTCCAGATACAACAAGACTACCGGTTCCAGATATTGTTCCTGAACCAGAATGTTCTTCAATAAATGATACTAAACGTCCACCCACCGCTGATGATTGACTATCAGTGAAAGTAAAACCAAGGCTTCCGTCATCATCCGTAGCGACCGTGACCCCCCATTCCTCGGCTCTTTTGTCGTCTCCAGCATCCAACGTACAGCTTGTCCCTGACGTATGAGCGCAAATCCCTACACACCAATCGCCGCTTCCTAGACCAGAAATACTTAAAGAACGATACCCATTAGTCCCGCTATCGGTATCTAAGTTATCTAAACTATCAACACCAAAAAACGACGCCGCTGCCGCATGAAGTGCTGTCGTTTCACCAGAAAGCGTTACGACAATGTTATGAGTCCCTGTGTCCGGATTCAGAAGATAGTATAAGTATCCTTGGTTAAGACTCCCTCCGCTTGCTGTCCCTAGCCTAGTGAGTGCGGTTCCATTGAACGTTACGCTAGTAACAAGGTCACCTCCGCTTTTATTATAGATTCCGACGACCAGAATTCTGTTGCTTCCAGAACCTACTGTGTGTGAAAAAGTCAGCGATGAGACGTCACTGTCTTTGTCGTGGCTCGATGCGTCGAATGATATAGCCATTTTTTAAAACTTATCCATTCAAGTCAAGGTCGACATCATCAAGAGTGTATTTTCCTTGGTTAGTAAAAACTTCATCATCTACATCCGCATAACCGTAGAAAATTCCTCCAGTCAATGCAGACCAAAATCCTACATACTTAACTGTTTCCCCTGCTGGTACATCAAATTCCGGTTGGTTTGATGAATCAATAGCTCCACCAGAAGCAGCGTTCCAAGTAATAGCTTTCCTTGCGTATGCGGGAGAACCACCTGAAATCTCGTTAGCTCCGTTGTCACCAGGAGCATCGTTATGAAGTGAAACATAAACAGCAACTGCTGCCAATTCATCAAGCATTTTGTTTTTTCCGACTGTTGAATAACCCATTTTTATCTCCTTCTTATATATTCCTATATATATATGTTCCTATGGAACTGCTTTAAAATAAGGCGTTCCATCGTATTTGAAAAAAAATTGATAGTTAACTCTTTCACAAAGTTTTTGAATTGCATAAAGGGCGGAAACTCCTGAGTTAAAACGAACTCTGTCAATAGTTACTCCTGTAACCGTATAATCCAAGTAAGGAATGCTTACATCTCCTTTAACTACAGTAAGTCCATCGAAATATCCAGACGTATCTCCTCCACTAATCCATCCACCACATCGAACTCTTGTAGCACTAGAATCAATTTCTGCTGAAACTGAAAGTAACTGCCATGTTGAATCACCAGTATGGTAATTTGAATAAGCAACCCCAACCCCATCCCCAATTCGTAATCTAACCCGATTTGCAACTGTAGCATAGACCCAAGCTGACAAAGTTATAATTTTTCCTTGCCAGTAACTTATCCCTTTGGTTGCATGAATATCTTGGAATATACTAGCGTCTTCCCCTGCTCTTGTTAGTTTTGCGGAATATGACCCATACTTTGTTATTGTTCCTTCACGAGCTATACTATGAGAGTCACCCGAACTCCAAGTTTCCCAATCGTCAGGGTTAGAAGCCGGACCATCCGACCAGTTTTCAAAATTACTATTACTAACTTTTTCATGAATTCCTGCGGTTACTAGAATATCAGCAACTACATCCTCAACATTCTGGGTTATAAAGTAGTAAATGACTAAATTATCTGTCCCATTCCCAGGAGCTTTCGATGGGAAGAAATATAATTTGTTTGACGAGTAATCGTAAGTCCAGTAATCTTGATCGTAAATTGGTTCGCCATCAAGGTAAACTAAGTAAACTCCTTTACAGTCAGCAGGTAACTCGTATTCAGTCTGACCATCTACCGTGGATTTTGTAGTAGAGGTCCCCCAGTAACTGTCAGAACCTAGAAGTTTTGTCTCTATAAGACGCTGTGTATAGTCTGAACCCCGAATAGTTATAGTTTCCTCCTTTCTGTTTACAGTAATTTCCTCAATAACTCCAATAAACTGCTGCCAGAAATATTCAGTATCATTAGTATAAAGTCCAGTATAGAAACGAATTTTTCTTCCAACTTTTAAGTAGTCAGTATATAATCCACTTTCACATTTAGGGTTCAAGTCCCCATCTGTATCATCAAGTTCAATTGTAATAGAAGCGGCTACAGGTTTATACCCCAGTTCTTTTTGCCCACTTGAGTAATCTATAGAAATAAGATAGTTTTTGCCTCCTAAAGCACAAAGGTTTTTCCATTCTTTATCCTCGTCATGGTAGATTTCTAGTTTGGAAACAGGTTGAGAAACTTTTTCTTTAAAATCTGATGAAGACAGTCCTTGAAGGCTTTGCATTACTACACCTCCTCTAATTCTAAAGTCGCAACGTAATGGGATGCTGTAATCGTCTCGTAGTCGTAAGAAAAGGAAGTAACAATTACATCATACCACGTATCTGACTCCCAAGAATCCTGAAAACGGAGTTGTTGTTTTCTTTGTACTTCGGTTATAATATCATCTAGTTCTGCTTTAGTTAGATGTAGAAAATTTAAAGTCCATGTACGATATGAATTAAACATTCCAACTCTTTTTGAATGATCAATCATAACTCTTCGGGAGTACCCTTTAACAATACCTGTAGGACGAGAAACTTGAACCTTAACAAGTGTTGTTTCACTATCTTTAACGCCAAGTTTTACAGAAGCCATATTACGTTCTCCGTTCTTCCATCTTTATTGCGCGATATAGTTTTTCCTTTGCCTCATAAATTGTTCTATCATCAAGCTTTTGGGCATAAATATTCATACTAATATAAATATTTCTAGTACCCTGCTTCTCTTTTGTAACTTCACTTTTGGGGGTTATTTTAACGTGTTCGCCTTGGTGAGCAAGAATAGGCTGTACAGGTCTATCGACTATCATGTCCAAACCACCTTGAGCAGCGATTGCAGGAGTTCCCTTTCCTCCACCTGGAGGTGTTGGGAATTGTATTCCGCCAAGAGCTTTACTCATAGCCTCCGCACCAGTACCAAATGTCTTAGCCATTAGCTCCATCGAACCCTTTGCAGCATCGGTCATACTCATAAACTTCTCCCTTGCGGACTTATCCATTTTTTCAAATTGTTTTCCAGTCTTTTCAGATAGTGACTGAACATTCTCTATCATCTTTCCTGTTATCTCTCTCTGTGTCTCGCCAACTGACCGAATTCTCTCTTCCCAATGGTTAGTCATTTCTTCTGACTTTATCTTTGTATCGTCCCGCAAACGAGCAAACTCAGAACTCATCTCTCCTGCTACCTCCCCAAACTTACTACTAATATCTACGGCTGACTGATTATAATACGAAGTCATTGTAGTAGCGTTCTGTACGCTAGCATTAGTCATCTCATTCATAGCGTCCATAGCTTCTTGAAACGCAGCTGGGACATCTCCTCCGAGTGCTTTTATTATTTCTCCAAACCCAGCCATCATAGTATCCTGCATTGACATCACCTTCGTATCAATCAGTCCCTGCTCTTCTGCCTGATTGATCAGTTTCTGAGTTGTTTCATCAACTGCTAATCCGTGTTCTCTTGCAAGATACGCTATTCTTTCTAACGTAGGAGCCATCTGAGCGAGAGATTGATTCTGTGATAATCCTGCATTTTTCAACTGATTGAAATAGTTGACTGCCTCTTTCTGTGAGTTCATAAATGTTTCTTGAGTTAGTGAACCAGTATTCGCTAAAGCATCCATTACAGCGAGGTTACCTTCTATAGCATTAAAAAGACCTTTATGAGACTCAGTCACTTCACGTATCTTCATAAGTTCTTGAATGTCTGCTCCTGCTTCTGTTCCCATTTCTTCGTGTTTCGCTATAATCGCATCCAACGTTCCCCCGATGGATTCCATAGCTTGAGCATAAGTCGCTCCGTTTTCAATCATTGCGTTAAATACAGCAAGACTTTGGGTTTCTAGTCTTGCTAATGCTTCCTGGTTATTGCCCACACCTTCCGCCATAGCCTCAAGACCTTGAGCCGCATTCATCGTCCCGGAATCAATTACACCTAACTGGTCGTTAATATAGTCTGTTACTTCAGCAACCTCGAGACCAGACGCTTTCACCTGATTGATAAAATCGACCATAGCAGCAGACCCTTCTGTGCCAAACTCTTGAGCATTCTCAAGAAGAGTACTAAACGAATTGCCAAGAGTTTCCGCCCCCTCTGCCGCAGATAGTTCCCCAGAAGCTATTGCATCTAACGTATTCGTCGCATCACTCCAAAGTGAATCTAAATTACTTTCAGTTATTTCTATATCTTCTAAGATTTCATCGAAATGTTTTGCTTCAGCAGCAGCCTGGCTCATACCATCCTTCATATCCTCTGCTATTACTTTAGCTGTAGCTTCGGAAACCTCACCATATCTCTCAAGACTTTTTGTAACACCTTCAACCGAATCTGCAAATTTTTCTGCCTCTGTTTTCGGTTTCTTAAAAAGCCCTCCGAGCAACCCCCCGGCTATTGAACCGACAGCACTACCGATAGGACCAAACATGCCTCCGATTGACTGCCCAAGGCTTGCACCCATCTTTGCAAAAGTTTCTCGCCCTTCTTTTGACGCACCACTGATAGCCGAACCTATCATGCCTCCAAGGCTTCCTAACATACCAGAAATAGAGCCAAGAGCAGCACCAATTCCACCCTCTAAGTTATTAGATAAGTTGGAAACAAACTGACTAACAGTACCACCTAACTCCGAAAGTATACCTCCCCAAGTTCCTCCTATTGATTCCCCAAGCCCAATGATACCAGTAGCAAGAGTCGCAAAGTTTTTCTCATTCTTAGAAATGAAATTAACTACAGTATTGTCTGTCTGCTTCAACTTATCAATAATACTCTGTAAACTAGAAGGAACTTCCTTACCAGCAGCCTTATACATCTCAGCCATCTTCTTTACAACAGCAGATTGTTCCTCTATAGTTAGCTTTGCAAACTCTCCTGACTGCCTTAATGCATCAAAATTCAACTTAGCTTCACTCAACGCTTGGTTCGCATTCGATCGTAAACTAATCCCAAAGAACTCAGCAGCAGACTGTGCTCCTACGAAAGATCCTCCCATCAAAGCAACAGTATTGGCTAATAGTTTTCCTTGTTCCGTAGCACCAGGCAACTCCATTTTTAGAAGAACTACTTCTTCAGTTACTTTCTTAAGTTTGTCATACAACTTCTGTAGAGCCTCAGGAATAGGAGTATCAAAAAGTTGTTCAGCCTTTTGTGCTTCCTCATAAAGAGACCGTATTCCGTCTTCCATCATACTCATAGCAACAGAAGTGTCACCACCTTTGGCTTCAATTTCTGACAAAGCCGATTGCATAGCTTGTAATGACATAGTTACGTTCTGTGAAGAAGGTAACATCTGCATATACTTTTCAGTCAACTCCTTTATTTTCTGTCCATGTCCTTCTACTACTTTCTCAGTCTCTTTTTCAGCACCTATCGTTGCTTTTAAACCTTCCATATAGTTTGTAAGTATAGCTCTTTGTTCGTCTGTTAACAAGTTATTGGTTTCTAAAGCGCTAGAAATCTTGTTTATTGTTGCTTCCATTAACTCTTGTTTTTCAATCAAATCAGTCGTTTCCTCAATTCTTCTCTGGTACTGTGCTACCATTTCCAATGCAACCTCTTTAGCTTTCTTTTCTTCAAGAGTCTGCATTCCAAGAACACCTCTAAAAATATTCAAAACGTCCTTCGCTTTTCCTATTGTTTGTGTATATAGTTCAGTACTGGTAACCTGCTCAATAACTTTCTTACCAAGGGCTGCCTGCTCTTTTCTAACTTGTATAGTTTCTCGTCTATATGCGGCAGCAACAACTTTAGCATCATGGTAGCCTGTTGTCATTTCATTAATTGTTGCATTCAAACTAGTCCACGTTTTCTTTAACCAACCAACCTTCTCACTTGTTACCGCTTCATACTCTTCTATTGCATCAGTTAAATTAAGAAATGTTTTTCGTGCTACGATCCCTCTTTCAATAAGAAACCCAAGTGATGCCACAATTAAACCAACTGGACCTAAGCAAGACTTTATCGCAACCCCTAGCAATTTAAACCCAAAAATTGCTTTTGGAATAAAAGTGAGAAGAGTACCAAAAACAGTCAGCAAAGGACCTACCCCAGCAACCAGTCCAGCAATAACAGAAATCATTAGTTTTGTTTCTTTACTAGTCGCATTTAGTTGCTTGATAAGGGGAATTAGGGTATTATCAAGGACCTTCTTTACTGCTGGTCCAAGAATCTCATTAAAAGATAACGCTGTTTCAGTTAACGCTGAAGTTAATAGTTTAAAGCTTCCACTTACTGTATTGATCTGTCTCTCCGCCATTTCACCTGCAGCATTACCAGCACTACGTAATCTAGCTTCGAATTGTTTTATAGAATCACTGCCTTGTGCGATAAGTGCTGCAAAAGCAGGACCGGCTCTTATTCCAAAAATCTCAATCAAGTCTTTAGTGGTTGCACCCCGTTCCCCTAGTAATCGAATAGTATCTGCAAGTTTATGAGTTTGTGGATCAATTTGCTCTAAAGAAAGTCCTAACCCTTTCAAAGCCTTCTCCGTTTCACCAGTTCCTTTCATAAGTTTAGCAAACCCCATTCTTAATGATGTACCAGCTGTAGAGGCTTGGTAACCCGCATTATATAGTGACATCAGCAGTGCTGAAACCTCTTCGATCTCCATACCCATACTGTGAGCAATCGGACCAACGTAAGTCATCGAAGTACCAAGTTTCTCTAATGTTGCTTGTGACCCACCAATAGCTGAAGCAAAAACATTTGTTACTCTTCCCACCTCGTTTTCAGTTAGTTGGAACTGATTCAAAGCAGCAATAACAGTTTCAGTAGTAAACGCTAAGTCACCTTGAGTTGCAGCTGCAAGGTTTAGGGTAGGCTCAATCGCCTTTGCCATTTTGTTAGCACCCCAACCTGCTGATGCCATATAGTAGAATGCATCTGCCGCCTGCTTCGCAGAAAAAACTGTCTTTTCCCCCATATCACGTGCAACCTCAGTCATCATTTTTAACTCTTCTCCAGTTGCACCAGAAATAGATGCTGCATTCATCATCGATTGCTCGAAATCGGCACCCATCTTTACCACTGCAGTACCAAGAGCCATGATTGGTAACGTAACACGCATAGATAAAGTTTTACCTACCCTCTTCATTCCGTCACCAACAGTTGTAAGCTTCTTAGCTAACTTCTCAAAACGACTAGTAGTTTTCTCTACGTAGTCTCCCATCTCACGAGTAGACTTACCCGTAGAGTCTGATTGTTTCTCAAGTTTTCGTAGTTCGTCTCTGGTAACACTAATAACTTTCTTTACCTTTGCGCTACCTTTATCGTCGAACTCAAGAACTAGTACAAGGTCTTTACTAGGCATTACTTGTATGATCTCCTATGAATACTCCTTTTTGGTGGTAGAGAAAAACGATTCTTTCTGACATTTTCTCTCCATTCATTGTCTTCTTTTCTCTTCTTCGCTTTCTTCTTCTCAAGCTCTACCCCATACTTAACTACCTGGTCATGAAAGTAAAGCAACCGGTGGTAGTAGTCATAATATAGTTCCTCAGGTACATTATACAACTTAAATACAAATCTAATATCCTCAACAGAGATTTCTCTAATACCGGATACTGGATTAAATTTTCTAGGCATTTCATTGTAGAGGATAACAATAGGATAGTTTTCATCTGTAGGTTGAGACTCTTCTAGTATTTTTTCACAATCCTCTATACTCTTTACTCGTACTCTCGACCCTTTCTCGAATGAGGATTGAGAAGCTAACTTTTTACAATCCTCATACTTTTTTTCTACATCATGTACCCACCACCACGCCACTAGTCTAAATTTTCTTGCTGTTCCTTTTTCTTAATAGCAACATCTTTATAGTTGTGTACATCTCCTGCTACTTCAACAATCCAATTCTCAAACTCGGCAGAAACATCCATTAGAGCTGTTGCCACTTCAACAGAATAGGGTATTTCTTCACTTCCTCTCTTACCCGTAATCTTTATACCAGGTATACATTCTCTTAACCGGTCTACTGTAAGACCTTTCCAACCCTTAACAATATAGTTTGCGTAGGCATCTCTAAGTTTTTCCTCATCAAAGTCTTCAATTATACGTCCTGTTCTAAAATTCTTCCTAACAACCCTTGCCACTTCCCGTATTTGAGACATAAGCATTTTACTCGCATAAGCAAGTTTAACCCTAAACCCTGAAATCTCTGGAAACTCAAACTCGTTTACTCGTTCCTTCTCACCAGCTTTTCTAATTAAACTAGCAAGTTCCTGACTAGTCATTACCTTTTCATTAGACATTTTCTTTACTACCTCCATAAATTTTTTATAATTTAAAAGATAAGGGGTGGAATACTACTAATCCCACCCCTTAGTCTTTTATTTTTCACAAATTCTCTTCTTAACTCCTCAAACTTAGTAACTATTACTTGAAAACGATTTTAAACTCATCGTTTCCCGAACCAGCTACTGCCACAAAAGGAATCTCCTGCTCAAACTCCTCGCCACCAGAAATGGAAGGAGTTCTATACTCCGCATAAGGAATCTGAAGTTCCATAATATACCCAGACACATTCCCCACAGGAATGATCAAAGCATCGGAAATTTGGTAGTCAGCTCTATAGAAATACGAATTACCTTCATCCAAGAACTTTAACCGTAAGGAACCTTCTATTCCTCGTTTCGTAGGTCGAGCAAAACGTTCTGCTGTCCACTGATTATTCTTTTCCTCTTCGTAATACTTAATATTGTTATTAACATCCACACTAGCTTCCATAATAATAGCGTTCGAACCATCAACAGTAACCAACCCAAGTTTTCCATGTCCAGGTGTTCCAACCTCTGAACCAGAAGATGGCCACCAAGGAGTAACAGTAGCAGGGGTTCCCCCTCCGGGACTAGGATTACCATCTAAGGTAATCTTATTCGTAGTATAGTTAATACTAGTAATTTTGAACCCCGCCCCACTGTTATCGTCGTCACCAACTTCAACATACGTACCTTCTGTATACCGCAACACGTGGTTTCCTTTCATCGTTAGTACGTTACCAGCAATACTTGTCACGATTCCTTCACTAGCATAATGCTGCTCTATATAGTTTCCACCCCAACTGATTCTAGCAACATCGTTCCCAGCTATAGAAAACCCAGCTGTTTGAACTGTAGCTCCTCTAAAAATATACACAGTATGTCCTTTCTTCGACCAAAGTGTGAAGGAATCCAACTGATTCGCTAAAGTGTACTGAACATCAACTCCCGAATTAACTGTTTTAGTTCCCATAAGAGCTTGAAACAATACGTCTTGTTCTGGAGGAGTACCTGGTGTTCCACTAGGCTTAACATACGTCTCCATACCCCAGTCACCGGGATTTTTCCGTCCTTTAATAGGTGAATAAGCAGAGGCATTCGCCCGAATTTGCTCGTCATCTAGAAACTCCCGTTCCTGCCCAAAATCCACTGGTCCGATGGAGTATATCCTATCAGACGATGTTATCTTCTTTACCGTACCACCTACGTCTTCAATAACAGCAAAGTTTTCTTCCTCGTTTGCAAAAGCAAAATTATATGATACATTAGCCAATTTCTACTCTCCTTTTATTCGTCGTAAACATAACTATAAGTCTTCTTAACACTCCAGTTAGGATCATGTGAAAAAGTTTTAGCTATGCTTTCACTTACTTCGTAAGTTTCCCCAGGAATAACTCTTCCTACTCCCGAGTATTTAATATTCTTATTCTTACCAACATATGTAGCAAGATACTTGTACTTTCTTTTTCCTCTTCTTCTTACCATGTTTCTTTTACCTCCATACTTTTTAAGTTGATTTCTCATTCAGGTAATACCGTGCAAGTAGTCCTATCTCAAACCAATACACTGGTAACTCACCACTTATTGTGGAAATAGTATTAATCCACATACCTGTCGCTTTATTGTTTAGATTAAAGTTGTTGCCAATCTTATTCCGTATAACCTTTACCAAAGTTTCGTAGGTGGAACTAGGTTCATTTTCCCAAGTCACAAAGTAAACTTGTAGCTTCAGGTCAAGATTCATCATGTCTCTTTGACTCGTAAGATCCTCATTCACATCTTCAGCAGGCTCTTTTATTACTATCAACGGTAGCTCGTTTTCTAAGTAATACGCGGAAACATCAACATCGGTATAGCTTCTTCTTACAGTTTTTACTTCCGAAATTTCTTCTAATACAGTTTTAAGCTCTGCTAAAAGGTCTCTTCTATTCTGTGACATACCGCCTCCTTAATTACTACTAAAAAAGGTTATCTCTACTGCGCATACAAAAAGCCCTTGAGGATGTCTACTTCCTGCATCCGTCTCAACAATAGTTAGTTTAGTATTGAAAGCATTTCCACCTCTAGTAATATCGTTAAGGACTGCACTTTTTACTTTCTCCATAAAACTATTCATTTCAGTACCAAGATCCTGTGTATCTGACGCCCAAACCCAACAAACAAGTTCCACAGAAAACAAATTCTTTACAATATCTTTCAATAACCGAACTTTATCAGTTCGTATATCATTTATGAACACCCCGGGATACTTATCTTGAGTTATCGAAGAATTGTAAACTCTCTGATAGTCTACAAACCCTATACCAGATATTCCACTAATAGCAGTAGCAAGATTATCTAGTATAGCCTCTTTAGTACTTTTTGTATAAGCCATTATCTAAGTCCTTCCTTCCACAACTTATCTATTTGCCTCTCTGTGTCGTTGATGTAAAAATTCACCATACTATTAAGTTCCTTTTCTGTACGCCCAACCATTTCTGCCCCTTCCGTTCCTGGATGGTCTACTCGTTTAGTAAATACTTCTGAACCTCTCCAATAAAAATGTAATGCTTTCGTACGCACTGGAAATATAGTATGTGGACGAGTTCCTTCTTCAATGAAAATAAGAACTTCTTTCTTAGGGTAAATGTTATGAATTATAAAACTCTCTACACGTCCTTTCCTAGAATGCGTAACTCTCCATAACTTCTTTATATCAGTTCTTCCTTCTTGAGTTCTAGGAGTATAGGCTACTATCTTCGCTTCTGCTAATTCAACGAATTTCTTGAAACTAATCCCTACGTAAGGAATAATTCTATTATTAATTGACCCTAAACGTCGAAACATTACGGATGAATCAACAGAAACTTTCAAATCTAACATATTTACCTACTATACAGTTTTGCCTTTATGTTAAGTTCGTCGAAAAATTCTTTTTTCCATCGTTCAATAAACGACTCTAACCGTGCCTCCGGATAGTCAACCATTCCTCCCGAACGTTGTATCCCCCCAAGACGGCTTCGTTTCAAAGCTATCTTATTCAAACATCGCCAACTTACCCCAGTTACTACCATGTCTTCGAAATCAGGAGGTACTTTTTCTAAAGTCCACTGTGACTTCTCTATCGACACATACCAATACTTCTTCCCCCCTTCATCAGGTGCCGGATCAATACGAATCTTTCTATTTATAGGATCAAAGTCACAAGTTATGTTTGCGAGACCTCGCATACGTTTCATCATTCTAATCTTCCATAGTGATGGAAAATTATAGTTCTCATTCGCATCTATTTCACTAGTTTCATACCCACCTAACACCATACTTTCCTTCTCTGCGCATGCATCCCAAGGAAGTATTTCCTGTACCCGTAGCGTACTAGATGATACATCATATTCTCTTTGGTTCTTAACTGAAGTAATTGATTTTATCTTTCTTACGGTTATTCGTTCCTCAAGTTTCTGTAGTATCCAACTAGCATTACTAGTTATATCAGTATCATCAAGTTCACCCATATTACTTGTAATTCCCCCACACTTAGAACGAACATAACTAATTAACTGTACTTCTGTCATATCTTTGTACCTCCTCCTTTCTCGCCTTCATTCTCAATCATTCTAATTCGCTTTGATTTCTTAGGATATATAGTATGAATTTCCCCAAAAGCATCAACGATATACTTGTCTACTGAACTGTTGTTCCGGATAACTCTTTTTCGTATTCTCATTTCTTTTTATAGTCTTTAAACTCATACCAAACCTTTGGAGGGTTCCTCTCCCCCCTAGTCACTTCATAAAACAACTGATCAATTTCCGCTTTTAGCTCACTTCTTTGGTTATTTAGTACATTTATTGCCCGTTTTGCCTCTGCTACTGTATGATCATCTAAGTCGTTATTATGGGCTACTACCTCTTTATTCCAAATCTTTAGATTAACAATGGTTAACTTATCCACAAGACTTCCTAAAGTTTCAGCCATTTGTATTTCTCTCTTTAGTATACCAGTTTATAGTTTCCTTCAATCCTTGGTCGAAAGATACCTGGGACTCAAATCCAAACAACTGTTTCGCCTTATCTACTGCAAGTTTTCTTTGTGGCTGTCCGTTCGGTTTGCTTGTATCCCAACGTATCCTTCCAGCATAACCTACCAACCCACTTATTTTCGAAGCTAAATCCTTTACAGAAATTTCTTCTCCAGTACCTACGTTAACTGGAGCTGCTCCATTATAGTTCTTTAAAGCTAGATAAATAGCTTCAGCACAATCCTTAACGTTAAGAAATTCTCTTGTAGGGGTACCATCCCCCCACAACGTTATCTCACTTCTACTAGTAACTTTAGCATCAAAAACTTTTCTAGTTATTGCAGGAATTACATGTGCTTTCTTCTCATTAAAAAACCCAGGATCTCCAACTCCATAAAGATTCGAGGGCAGTAGAAATATAATATTTAATCCATACTGGTCTCTGTACGAGTTAGCCATGACAAGCAACGCTTTCTTGGATATCCCATACGGAGCATTTGTTTCTTCTGGATATCCAGTCCATAAAGCTTCCTCACTAAAAGGAACTCTAGTATATTTAGGGTACGAACATACTGTACCAGTAATCAGTAGTTTTTGAACTTTATTCTTTCTACAAGCTTCTATTACATTCATACCCATCTTCATATTATCGTAGAATAAGGATCCAGGATACCTCCTGTTCCACCCTATACCACCACAGTTAGCAGCAAGATGTATTACAACATCCTGACCAGCAATTATAGAGTTTGTAATGTCTTCGTTTCTAAGATCATAGTCACTTCCTACTCCAACGTATTCTTTACATCCTTTTCTTGATAGTACTTTCATTACCTGTGTACCTAAGAACCCAAAGGCACCAGTAACTAGTATTTTCTTATTTCTTAGTTCCATCACTAATCCTTTTAAAAGTTATCCAAGCTTCACATCCATCGTTTCCCCCACCTTTAGAATTCCACAAGTGAGAAAAACACCAATCAAACTTTTTTAATTCACAAAACCTTCTTACCCAAAACTCTTGAGGATAAATAGAAACATGTGACTTATCTAAACTTTTATACGAAAAGTCATTTACATCACGATCATCGTTCCACGCTAGAACCGGAAGACGAATAAGAATATACTTACTAGCCACCCTATTAATCTGTTTTACTGCCTTAAAAATTTCTTCAATAAAAAGATGTTCAAGAAGATCGAAGCAGGTAACCAATTCAAACTTATTACTATCGTTACTTTTCACATCCATTACCTTTAGAAATTTCTTAACGGGACTACGAGCAACAGCAGCTGTAGAAACATCTATCCCATACGCATCTACTTTCTCCTCTCTTAACTTGTTAACTAAGAACCCGTATCCACATCCTACATCCAAAGCATTTTCTACTGGAAATACATACCTTTTCAAGTAATTCAGTTTCTTGTTACTTTCTCTATTAGCTACTTTGTTGTCTAAACTCGGTGTAACATTAAACCGGTCTTTCCAGTACTTTTCCCAGTAGTTAGAGTCGAAAAAATCTTTATTTGATCTGACTTCTCTAGGTTTATAGTTAGTCATTACCATTACGAATTTCTTTCTTTCTTATAACCAAGTTGAGACATAAAATTCCCCCACCGTTTCCAAAATTCATCATTCTGGGGGTCTGTTAATGTTTCTTTCCACTGACCAGGACCTCCTCGAATACCAACCCAGGTAAGACGATTCGATCTACTATATATTCTATTAATTCTTTCAAAACTAGAACCTTTTATAGCTTCCACTACAACCTGCTTATCAGCCTGCAACCCTATAAATTTACATACTTCAGCTACTGTATCGTATATGTTTGCAACCATATCCTCATACTTAACAACTAAAATACTATTAATATTTCTTTCCTTACCTTTCAACCATGACTCTGTATGTTGTCTCCAATTAACCATAGGAAAAAAAGGAAAGTAAGAATTAAGAAACATCCTTAACCAAGTATTAAAGGTACCACTATATTTGTTCAATTTTTTATTGAAATGAAAGTATGAAATCGCCACGTCACGGGGATCTCTGTAGAGAAGTTTTAAACACTCTAGGGTTAGTTAATGTATCCACCATTTCTTCAGTAGTAATAGGAGAGTGAAGGTCAGGAACAGTTCTATTCACAAGATCCTCTTTCTCAATGTTCTTACCAGGATACCTAACCAATGTTATAAGATGCCGGAGCCAAGTGTTTCCTGACCTAGGATAGCTTCCTAGCATTATATCGGTTGACTTTAATACGTACTTACCATGTATCATTCTTCGTAGTTTCCTTTCTTGAAGCATTGCCAACAAGTAATTCTACATCACTCACTGTAGCTCCTTATCATAACCAAACACTTCAAAATCCTTCTCATACATCTTCTGCACCATTTTTATAGTTTCTTGATCGTAGTAGTCTTTGTAGTTTCCATATTCTCTTCTATCTCTAATACTAGGGTTAAGATAATCAATAACCTCCTCCAACTTAATTCTTTGAATACCTAACTGATCACATACTAAGTCAAAGTCACTTTGTAACCTTTCATACTTACCAACGAAATCACACAACAACTTGTTTTCTTCATCTACAAGAGGGCAAAGTTGAGGAATAACGGGTCGCCTACCTTCAAATTGGTCTTGAATCAGTCTTTTAAACCCCTTCTTACTAAACTCATACTTTCCAAAATTTCCATTATTTTTTCTATGAAAAAACCCAGATACCAACCGAACAAAAGGATTTCTAACAAACGTAAAAACAAAGTAGTTACTTATATCGTCAGACAGTTTCCAATAATCTAACTTAGTTCCACGTAACCCCATCAACTTAGTAAACACTCCATCTTTACCTTTACCAATCGTTCCCCCATTCTTATCTATCTTATAAACATCTTTCATACCACTAATTACAGAGGGAAGAGAGGAATGCCCACCCTTATAGAAATCAATATAGTTTCTCAATGCATATATAATTGTCTTACCCGCCGTACGAGGAGTATGCTTAAATATAAACTTTCGTCGTTCCGACGTAATCATTTACTTCACGTTCCTTTCTATAAACGATTTCATCACTTCCGGATGGGTTCCAGCAAACTTCTCCACCTTAGAACCCAATGCCTGAGGAATTTTTCTATTCTCCCATTCAGGTAATACAACTTCAACATAGTAACTGCCCCAATCTTCTTTACTATATTCCTTACCATTACGGTTCCGCATTTCACGATCACGATGAAAGTATAACTTACGTTTCTCTACAAAATGCTCAAAAGGATCACACCCTGTGTAATGAAAAAAACAAACGTCCTTCAAAATTATTCTTTCAGGAAATTTCAAACCAGAAAAGCCAGTTTTTCTACCTTCCTTACTATCTTTTTCTCTACCAACCCAGTGATGTTTCAACTGCTTAATTCCAGGAACTAGTCGAAACGCCCCTACATCCCGAGGTCTATCCCAAGAATCTCCACGAAGTATATGCCAACAATCACCATAAAAATGAATCCATTGCCAACTAAATAGTTTAGTTCTATTACTAGCTGTATGCAAATAGTTAACCAGTCTCTTTATGTCAGATTTCTTATATACTTCATCAGCATCCTGGAGAATACACCAGTGGTCGTATCCTTTCTCCATTTCGTCAATGTATGCTTGTCTCTGAAAAAGTTTATTTTTGTAAGTTCCTTGTATTACTTTAATTTTTGGTCCTATAGACTTTACAATTTCTACTGTACGATCTGTTGATGGTCCCGTGGGAGACCCATCAACAACAATAATCTTGTCCACAAACTCGTATGTACTTTTCAAGGCATATTCTACTATCCATTCCTCGTTATGGACTATCATCCCAATGTACACCATTACTCCACAACCTTCCACGCTAACAAGTTAGATCCTTCACAATCCTTTGTTCCAATAGTGTCCGTATTCCAACCTAGCTCGTGAAAAAATTCAGGATATAAGTAAGATAGGTGACGTTCATAAGGGTTTCCCGCTACCACACCTTGTTTGTACACCCCCCAAGGACACGCCACAACAGACATTATATTAGACGTTTTATAACATTTCATCAAAGCATCCGATAACTCATCCTTCTGTAAGTGCTCCGGACCATGCCACCACATTACTACGTCAAATTTGTTTACGAAATATTCATCTAACTTACGAACATCCCCTTCAATAACATTCCATCCTTGCTTCTTTAGTTTTCTAACATTTGGAGGCCAAATTTCAAGTATTGTTATATCATACCCAGCTGCCACAAAATACTTTACCATTTGTTTTCTATCCCTTGCTCCAACATACAGTAAAGTATTGTAACATAAAATATCTGGACAATTTAGTAGTAATTGCTCTACTCGTGTCATTCTTTTATAGTCTCCTTAATTCTTGTATAAACTTCGTCAACGGAAAGATTCCTCAAACAATCGGGAATAGCTATATTCTCCTTCCTCCTATACTGTCTTAAAATACCCGGTCTACACGGAGCACTAAAGTCACAGTAGTTCTTTCTTAGCATGGGACAACTACCTTGTATAGGAATCATAGTATCAAACATTTTAGCAAAAACCTTACCATTACGGTTACCGAAAATAGTAAGTACAGGTACATTCAAAGAACCCGCTAAGTTAGAAAGTCCCGTATCTGGTGAAACAACTAGATCGGCTTGTGATACGATAGCAGCAGCCTCTCTAAATGTATACTTAAAGTTATTATTTTCTGGGTTCCCTAGTATAGTAATTGCATAATCTGTTGACTGCCTAAGTTTGTTAACCAAAGTTCCCATATACGGCCACACTTTCATAAGGTTACTTCCTCTCCAAACTATTACAAGTTTTTTTCTACCATCTGCAAACTTCCACCTTTCCTCAGCCCACTTTATCTCCTGGGGGTCTACAAAATAGTCCGGCTTTAATGTACCTTTTTCAATACCTAACATATCTAAATATAACTTCGTTCTACAAGACTTAACTTCCCCCAACTCCTCTATCTCTCTAAGTTCCTTACGGTAAGCATAATCTGTAACATCAATAATATGGTCGTATCCAACCCTTTCCACATTTTTTTCTGGTACTATATTATCTATGAATCTGTTTCCTTGGAGAAGAGGTACAAACTGCTCTGGAACGCTGTAACTAAGTATTATACTACTACCAAACCTGCCTTTCAATGCCCTAGCAATTACAGTAATGAAAAGGATATCTCCGTACCCCCCCATTCTTCTCAATATACATACTGATACTTTCTTTTTCTTTTTTATAGTTTCCTTAAACACCTCTACAAGAGTTGGTATACTATTCTCCGTATACAGTTTGTATGGTTTACCATCGATAGGTAAACGAATCCTATCCTTCCATCCTTTATTTCGCCGCTTTACGACATCCAATGTTTTTAATTTTCCTCTCTCAGTATAAGGGTCAATACCCCAAAGCTTTCTAAACAAACGAACATTACGATCCCAATCCTTTTGATGATTCTTTTTTGCTTCAGCATCGAATTCAACGACTTGTCCAAGTAGATGAAGAAAACAAGTATTGTAAGTTTTTACAGGTGCTCTTCCTGCTAACCGTAGTCTAAGTAGATGATCTTCATCCGCTTGGTAACGAGGACCAAATCTTTCATCAAACCGTCCAATTTTTTCTATACATTCTCTAGAAAGCAGTAAAGCTGAGTAGTCTCCCGCTTTCTGTATAGTAACATAACTTTCTACATCAATGAAGAAGTGAGAAAAATCAAAAGTCCTAGCTTTAGTCAAGTGCCCTTTTGAAATAACGTTACCAGTAACCGCATACGCCTGTCTTCTTTCTGCTGTTTCTATAACAGTATCTATATAGTTATCTGCCAAAACAATATCATTGTTACAAAGCATACAGTAATCGTAACCTCTTTCATACGCTTCTTTCATACCTCGATTCCATGCCTCTGGAATAGTACATTTGTATGAGATACATTCTATCCCTCTCTTTCTCAACCAGTCCTGTGTACCGTCAATACTATCATTATCAATTACTAAGATATCGTAGTCGTAAGAGCTTCGTATAGAACTAATAGCTTTCTTTGTAAGATCAAGAAGGTTGTAAGTTAAAACAACCACTAAAACTTTCTTAACCGAAAGACGTTTTTGGACTTCTTCTACTACTTGATCAACTTCTATATTACTAAGACATTTAGGAGTACCACTAGCTTGCTTTTCTTCATAACTATCACCAGGCAAACACCGAAGATTCCACCAACATTTCTCCCCACCATCTGGACAAGGTATCTCAACCGGTACTATTTTCTCGTAGTCTTGTGTCCATATCCTACCATCAACAGAACCAAATAAAACAACCCCCTTCTTTCGTAACGCTCCCATTATATGAAAGAAGAAACTATTCGAACTTACTAATACATCCATTTGTTCCAACAAAGCAACACTTTCTCTTATAGTATATTTCCAGCTATCTTCTTCTTTTTCATCCAACACTAAAACCTGGTAGGTTTCTTTTAGTTTTTTCACCACCTGCTTCATTTTAGGATAAGTCCTCGAAGGACTGGCACTATATATTTGTACTCCTACAATAGGTTCTTCTAAAGAGTACCCCAACTTAGATAACTCCTTCTTAGCCCACCGTCTCTCGTTACTAGTAACCGTATACACAGGAGTTTTGTCCTGCAACGAAAGACCAATATTTTCCAAATAGATAGAGGTACGGTTCCTCAATACTTTATCATTCTTTTCAAACTCTTTCCTCTCAACTTTAAAATCCAAGTCATTAGTACTAAATTCAATATCTGGCTTTGCTGCTTTAAAAGAAGATTTCTCAGTAAAAATACGATCAATGTATGGATTATGTAGCAGTAGTTCCTTATGTTCAGGAAGTACTAAATACCAAACAGATACATCGTTTCCATACTTACTTTTTAATGCTTTAGCAAGAACAGTTGCTAGAATAACATCACCCCTTCCTTGACGATACCGTATTATTCCTACTGAAAACTTTCCTTTCTTTTTCTTCGCAAACTCAAAAGCGCCTTGTATACGAAGACTATCAGGATGTACAAAATAATGAGACGGTATGTTAAGTCTACTTATTTCTCTATTCGTAACAAACTGCCCTGGTTCCAACTTAACAGGATCACCTTGGTCGTAGAAAGTACATCCTACTATATCTCTTCTCAAATACTTCCCATTCTCAAAAAGACTCGTAACTACTCCCATTACTACTATCCTTTCTTTAACACATCCAATTTAAACTTAATCAACCCGAATAATTCGTCACCAGTTAACTCACGTAAACATCTATAGTTATAATTACATCGTTTAGCTACTTCAAAGCAACAAGGACAACTAAATCGTTTACTTAACTGTATAGCCGTTACTTTATGCGGGTACAATGGATGTAACTTTAGTCTGTTTCTACCATCAGTTGGTCCAAAAATACCTACTACCGGCGTCTTCGTAAAGTGTGATATCCAAAGTGGGGCAGAATCCATTGTTATAAGGCATTCCGCCCTCTCTATAAGTGAAAAAAGTTCAAGAATAGAACATTTCTTAAATAGTAACCGTACATTTTTTGGAGGTCGTAAAGGAATCTTATCCCCAACGTATACTACGTTATACTTCTGATCAGAAAGAAGTTTCAAAACCTTTTGTATTACACCACGGGACAAAGACTTTGCATTCGTAGACCCTTGTCCTTGAAACACTATATACGGTTTCTTTTCATTAGTGACTGGAAAATTCTTACTGTTGTAACTCCAATCCAAAAACTTAGGAGGGGTAAACACCCCCAACATGTTGAAGTAGATGTATACTCTAGGTAATTTCTGTAACTTAGGACGGTGATGGTCTTGTTCCACAGTACCATCCAAGTTAATACTATAAGATCCATTAGAGCTACCCACGTATTTCTTATATGGTAGTGCTTGAATATCTAAAGCTCGTAGTATAGGCAAAAACTCTCTCTTTGTTGTAACTAAAACATTAAATCCTTTTTTCTCAAGATACCGTACTACAGGAACTACCATTAAAGTATCTCCCAACGCTATAGTACGATGTATCCGTATCTTCTTCGTCCCTTCTTTTTCTAAAAATTTATAAATACTGTTCACCTTCGTAAGTTCTGGGGTATATGGTAACTCTGAAGTATTAATAAATGTATTCTTAGGTACCACTACACACTCCCCCATACGGTCATAGTAACCTCGGGACATTTCTGTGTCGTTTACTGCTGTCTGAAATAACGACTTCATTTACTTATTTCTTTCTATTCCATTTTACAAAAGCCTTGGAGGGGCTTTAAGCCCCTCCTTAGCTCTTAGCTCTTCTCCAACGTCACTCAGTTTAGGCTTAGCTTGAGGCAAGATTAATTAGAACTAAACCATTGTTGGTTGTTCCAGTACTAGTCTCAGGAATTACACCATAGGCATAACGAGACATAGCCCCTCTTGCATACTGAGTAAAATCGTCACTAACAATGTATCGTGGAGAAGTGTACATAGGAATGTACGGAGCATAGTAACCAACTGCGTACTTCCACCCACCTTTGATTCCAACAAGTATTTTGTTGTCATCAATATAGTTACTAATATACACTTTCCAACGATTATCAATAACTCCTTCGAATCTCCTACCAACTGCAGTTGTACGATCAATACTAATTGGAGCTATATTATGATTCTCTAACTTTTCAAATCGTGCCCAAGTAGTAGGACTCATCACCAACCACCAATCAACATCTATACGATCAAGAACTTTGTTTTCCATTATCCATGCTTTAGCATCCGCTAAAGTATCATAGATTGTACTACGATAAGCTGCTCGAGAAACAGAATCAGTGTCACCTGCAAGATAACCAGTAGGATTCCAAGTAACTGTATGAGCAACACCAGCAATAAGAGCGTCTAGAATCTTACGATCCAACTCTCTTCGAATTTCGTCTGCAAGGTCAGGAACTAATTCACCCTCAATATCAACTTTATACTGACTTTTCCAATCCTGGTCAGCTTCTAATGTCCAGTCCGCTTTCAACTTGTCAGTACCAGCTTCAATAAGTTTCCTTGTAAGTTTCATACTAATTTCACGAATTGTCCCCTGTTCACTACTTCTCACATAATTAGTAGGAGTCTTTTGATCCATACGATCACCTGAAGTAATCCCACTAGTACCATCAGTATCACCATAGGTTTTATCCAAATAGTAGATGTACCCAGTAGGACCAGTCATTGGCTGCGTAGAAACAAGGTCTATACTAATCATACGACTATAAATTCTCCGAACAATCGGAAGCATCTGAGTAGTAAACGTAGGAGCATCACTTGAAAGCGTAAAATCAGTTTCAGTTAACTGCTTGTCCAACCGCATAAATTCCATACCAAGTGCTTCGTGTGCTTCTTTTCCTTTCAACCAATCGATTGTGTTCCCGTAAAGAACCTCTTGCACTGAAAGAGTTCTTCCAGTTTTTCTATCCCGTGCTGGTGATGGTATAGCAACATTTTCTTTCTCATCCAGCTTGACCATTCGATCTTTCTGCTCTTCTAAATACTTTTCTATAGTCTCAGTTAAAAACACTTTTATCCCCTCTATTATTCTCCAAGGATATCTTTCTTGAATTCTTCGAAAGTACCTTTGTATCCAGAGTTTACAGCCTCTTGGAACTGCCTCTGATCTTTAATTTCTTTTTCTTCTTTATTCTCTTTACTTTCACCTTCTGGGTCTTTTATGTGACCCTTTTCATCGAATCCACTCTTCTTTGCATTGGCTTTCTTAGCTTCAGTAATGTAGTTGGAAATTTTATTGTAAGTCGCTTTAACCACTTCTTCCACTTCCTCTTCTGATCCAATAATATTAATCCTACCATCTTCTGATAGTAAATCTTTTTTCACCAGAACAGCATAATTCTTGTATTCGTCTTTTTCTAACTCCTTGTCCAACTTAGAGGACAGTTTTTCCTGTAGTTCCCTGTCCTGTTTTTCTTCTTCAAGTTTCTTCTTCTCTTCCTCTATAGTTTTCAATTTCTTCTCCAACTTTTCTATCTTCTTTTTCTCATCATTGTCACCAGATCCTTTAGTATCTTCATCTTTTTTCTGATCTTCTGGTATAACTCCTTCAAGTGCACTGTAGTCACTTACAAAAGAAGTAAACTTTTCATCTCTCACTTTGATAGCTTCATCTTTTTCTTTTATAGTAGCTTCATAAGTCTCTTTCAAGTCGTCAGCAAGTTTCGCAGCTTTCTCTTTAACAGCTTCGTCTAGTTCTTTCTCCAACTCATCCTTCTTAGCTTCAATAACCAGATCAGGATACGCTTCCCTCAAAGCCTCAATGGATTCAATTTTCTTCACTTTTTTATCCACTTTTCTACCTCTTCCATTAGATATATCTTCTAAGGAACTAGCCTTATTAAACTGTTCCTCTAGTATACGCATTTCTTCCATGACTTTCTCGTTTCCAGTACCGGTCACAGAAGGGCTAATAACCCAGTCTCCTGGAGAAACCAGATCATAGTCATCATTCACATCTAAAAATGTGATTTCTTTTCCACCAACTTTTTCTTTAGTTTCTGTTACTGTACCAAACCCTCTAGAACTTAACCCAATTTTTCCGTTCTTTATAAGAGTTTGAATATCCTTACCTTTCTGAGTAGGGAGAACTGTAAGATCACCTCCGCAATGTCCTTTCTCATCTATCCAAACACGATTCCACTTGTGGGTAACATCACTAGTTTCCCCTAGTCCGTCGGATGGATGGTAAGCACATCCCCAAACAGTCTCACCACGATTTATACGTTCCATAATCTTACGAACTTCCCTCTCCAAAAGTTCTCTACGATATCTACGATTATTGTTATTAATTGTACCAGCCTGTTGCCAGGTAACTCGTACCTGTATTTCTCTATCTTCAGAACTTTCTGAAACTTTCTTTTCCTCAAGTACTTCTACATCCGGTGTTCGGTACTCAAGTATAGTTTGCCTTTTCATTTCTTAGTCTCCTGTAATAAAAACTCAAAAGCATCCATGTTAGCTTTTGCAGTATCAACTAGGTCCTTTGTGGATAGATTTTGTTCTACGTAACTAACTACCTTCTTTACCTCCTTTACTCCTCCAGTAAATTCCACTCCTTGTGTTTTCGTAAACCTATACGGTATTTTGTAATACTGATCTGTTTCCGAGTTATGCGCAATAATTTCTTTATTTGAAAAATCCACTACTAAGTAAGAATCCCCGAGTGCATCCTCTACTGCTGTATTAATAGCCTGTCGTAACGATGGGAATGCTTCCCATAAAACGATAAATGCTTCCCATAAAACGATACCAGAAACTTGTATAGAATCTTCCCAAGGAGCTTTCCTATCCATTTTATGATAGTACTTTTGTAGAATATTTTTAATTTTACTCTTATCGCTACTTGGTATACTAACTCCACCTCTGGCTCCTCGCATAACCCCACCAGCCGCCATCACTGCTTTTGGAACTACTTTTAACACTCCTCCGATAACGTCAGCTATAGGTAGTTTATAGGAACCAAAATTTTCAGGGTCCTTCACATCATACCAAAGAAATGCCTTTCTATACTTTGCCCAGTCAATTTTATCTTTGTCTCCTCCTGCCCATTTTCTAACTCTTTCCTTTGCCGCAGCAGCATCCCACTTCACTTTAACATCTGCAAAAGGAAGGTTTCCATAGGATACCACACCTTCTTGAACCTCCAATTTCCTCCTTCTCAAAGCCGCAACTATTGTCCCTAACATTCTCCTATCCTCCTCCTTCTTAGCTTTTCTCCATATACTATTACATATAGCATACCTCTGACTCCTATCAGGGTACTCGTCATTCATTACTTTGTCTCCCATACAACGACCCAAGAAACTTTCTCTCTTCTCAGGTCCTCGTACTGTAGGCAAAGGCATTACATCTTCTCCTTTTCCATTAGAAGTTCTTTCTTCAAGTCTTTTTTTCTAGTACCCGACTGTGTCTTCCATTTTATGTGGAAGCAATTTTCCAACCTAGCCACGTGCTCTTGCCCTTCTTCATCAATTATAGTATGCTCGTCCCCCCTGTTGATCACAATCTTAGGATGCTCAATCTTTATGTTTTCTCCTTTTGGATACCGGTATAACATGTAAATGAAATTACTTACATCAACCTCCTTACCAATAGGAAAAGTTTTTTCAATCGTTTCTTCTTGTACTTTCATTCGTATTATCTCCTTTTATTAGAATCATACTTCTTTCTTGTATAGTCCTTATACAAATTACTAGGAATATGTATATCCTGTACACTTTCCAACCCATAATTCTTACGCCATACAAAGAACTGGGCAGTTTTAGTTGTTTTAACATATCCTTTTGCAAAATGCCAAGCATCAGTACCAGCAATAGATGGAATTACCCTAACTACTACTGAACCATAAGCACTAGCAGAATTAAAAATCATTTCATTCTTACTATGCGTATGCCCCATATGTATTTCTCTATACTGGTTCGGTTTCCATAAGTCTGAAGCTTCATCTGCCATTAGTCCTGGTAACTGATAATGTTTAGCTCTAACTAATTCACAACCATGTAGGAAACCAATCAAGTTTTTTCCATATACTTTATACTTTCGAATCTTGGGTGATGTATCCACTTCTACTCTAGTATCTTCTTTATACCAAGCATCTAGTATACGGAGAAGATAGAAACTTGTTTGTGGGTCATGATTACCCGGAATCCAGAAAAGCTTCACAGGCGCAACCACTTTTAACCTTTCAATACTATCAATCAACATATACTGCCCTTGCTCAATAATCTTCGCTAATCTACTATCCACATCTAAAAGATTCCTATTAGTAGGGGTTTGGTTAGTAAAATCGTTTACATGGAAGAAGTCGTTCCCTATAGGAAAAAGGAAGTAGTCGATATCCATTCCTTCAACTCTATGTAGTAGTTGATCAATAGCATTTGCATAAACTTTCCTGCCTATAGTAAGATCATAATCCTCCCCTGTTTCCTCTGCCCAAGCTAGTGATGCAAAATGCACATCGTAAAGTGCCACTTCAATCATTCTACTCCCCAATACCCTTGTTGTGGGAAGTTTAGAAGTAGGTCTTTTAAGATTAGCAATATTTTTTTCTATATTCTTGATAGCTATTTCTAAAGGTTCGGGAACTCTTAGTCTCCACCATATTTTAAACTGGTGATTCGTATAAGTCTGCCCATTCTTGTTGGTTACATCCCAACTATTCGTAACAAACCGGTCTACGTAGTAGTTAACTAAGTCAATTCCCCCTGCATCTATTACTCGTTTAAATTTTGGATTCTCAAGTAAGTCTTGAAAACTTATTTCTTCCCCTTTCTCAGTCTTTATTCGTACTTCTGCCGTTAAGCCTTTCGACGTTTTTGAAATCTCGAATGCTTCTTTCTCCTGCACTTCTTTCTGTATTTTTCTTTTGAATCCTTGAAAACTAATTCCTGCATCTGAAAGTATACTACGAATTGTACTATATCTTACTTTATCCTTATAATACTCCTCCCACAAATCGTAAGGATGCACCTTTCTTTCCGAAACTTGAGTCCGGATAAACTCTCTATCCTTCTCATTAAGTTTACTCATTTACTTTCCTCTCCTTTGTATTGAAAATGGTAAATATCATTCAACCTCCAATCTCCCCCCCAAGTTCCTTTGAAGACTTGCTTCCAAAGTTTCCCTAAGGTTTCGTATTCGTTAGTTCTTTCCCAAACACATTTCCCATCTTTTATTATAACAAGGTCGATAGCAAGCCAATCCTGATGAAAAGATCGTTTCACCTCTCCATCACAATCCGTTACTATCTTCCCAGGTGCTGTGCGCCCTTGAGCATATCGTCTACTCTGTTGCTCCTTTGTACGATGAAAAGCAGTTATAATGAATCTAATCCCCAACGCTTGCGCCATAACTGTAAAAAGAGCAAATTTTTGAAAGAATATAATTCGTTTTATAGTATTACTCATTCGAGAACCCATTCCCCCTCTTCATTCTCTGTGTACCGTTCCCGAAACATAATCCAAGCTCTCTCGTAAGGTACCCCAGAACCTGTTTCCAATGCTTCGTCGTAACATTTGATAAAGTAATTCACTAACTTCTCATCTTTGTTAAATATTCTTCTAAGCGCCTTCTTTCGTTCCTTTGGATGCTCCGGTAAGCCAACTGCTCTATCTCGTCTCTCAGGAGGCAACTTAACTAAAGCATCCTTCCAACTTTCTTGCTCCGATAATCGAATTGCTAATTCTTCTCTTTCTTTCTTATTCATTAAAGCTCCTTCAAAGTCACCATTATAGTATCCTTAAAAGCTTCTTTACCACCATACGATACTGACGATAAAGACTTGTAGGGAATCTTTTCCACCTTTACCACTCTAAATTCTGTATTTTGTATAATTACCTCCTGCTCAGTAGGATGACTCGACAATAGAGAGATATCCAACTCCTTTGTTCTCGTTCTACCAGGATTTAACTTAAATAATATACCATTATTACTATATCTAGCAGCTACTGTTTTTCTAGCAGACCAAGAAGAAACAGTAGTATCTACTGAAAGAACCTCTCCAGGTTTCAACCCTAAAACTCTCTCGTATACATCATCACTTACGTTATTCAATCCTCTCCAAAGGGTCTTGTTAGAGGATACCGAAGAGTATTTCGAAAACATTTCCTCTAAAATATTAGCCTCTTCTATTCTATCGGAGCTAAAAACTTTTGCCCATACTCTTTGTCTTTCTGATTTAGGAACACTAAGTATTTTTCTATACCAAGGAAACTGCAATCTTGTCCATCCATCCACCACGTAAGCTTCTTCACTTGTCACCGTACTTTTTGATATCCCCGGGCCACTTTTCTTGATCATAAAAAGAATATCTTTCTCACCATCTAAAGCAATTTCCATACCCTTAGCATTCTTGAAGAAAAGTTGTCCACCTCTAGATGTTATTATTCCTTTTGCTGAGTAGTCGGCTCTTAGAAGCATCACCTCGTCACCTACTGATAAGGAACTAAACTTTTCTTACAAGATCGTATCCTTCATCGGCTGCCTTCTTTGCCATCGCCACCAAATCTTTTACTGATACAGTAGGTTTTACTGTAAACCCTCCTGCCTCCATACGATCTATAATCATTTTGTTAAGTGCTTTACGTTGCCTCATCCAATACATCGTATCGTCACTAAGTTCCATCATCTGTCGTGCTTTATACATACGAGCATACATTGCTTCTAACTCTGTTCGTAGTGGTCCTGTGATATCCTCTCCTTTACGTCCTAGTACACGGGCATAACGACCTGCTGCCATAAGAGCCTCTACTGTTCCACTTCCTGGAGTCTCCACATGAACAGCTTTCGACGGTTCTCTGAACTCAAGATGACAGTGACAATTCATAAGACATCTAGTCCCTCCAGCTCTAGGTGTAGTGGGTAGTTCTTTCCATGTCCATTTACGACTAGCAAGATCGATACAGTCGTGACAAGGTTTTCCCCCACCTAGTATCCAATGCACTTCTAACTCAGTCCCCGCTCCCGCCACCATACCGTTCATGAAGGCGCTTCTGCCAGACTTAGCGTAATACATTGCCCTTTTATCATACGGGTGTCGGGGTATATGATTAGGATCGTCGATATCATTAAGAAAATTTCTCCAATATCGAAGCTCTTCTCTCCGCATGTGATTGAGAAAAGCTTTATCTTTCCTAGTTAATCCAATATCCCTATAATAAGGATTAGCTCCGAATCCAATCTTTACTCCTGTCTTTCCTGGATCAACTCCTATTGCTTGAGTACCGGCAGCAAACATTTCTGTATACCGTCTACCACAAACTTCTTTGAAGGCGTTGACTGCTTGAAGTTTATTGTATGTCCCTGCCCTAAAACGACTATAAATATCAAATACCTCATTCTCAAACGCCTGCATAGCTTTCCGGTAGGCAGCGAACCCTGCCTGCATCATTTCTTTGTCTCTCATACCAAGAAGGAAGAAAGTGTTTGTCTGAGCAGTAGTTACTAAGTCTCTATAAGACACCTGAGTCAGAGCCTTATCGGCTTCCATAAGCTCTGGTACCGCAGACTTCAATAACTCGGAAGCTATGAGCATCGATACTTACCCCTCCCTCTTATACTCATCTAGAAGATTTCTCAGTTTCATTTCAATCATCTTACTTCGCTCTTTTATACTATCACTTTGGGTCAATACTTGAAAAAATACTAACAAGTCCTCCGTCCATTTCTTCACAAAAGTGTCTTCCCTTAAGTAAGTTATTGCCTCTGTACTCTTTTTCAAGTTCTTGTCTCCAATCATATCGCAATCTTCTACCTTTTTTCAAATAACGTCTCGAACGATGTATCCCTGTAGGAGGAGGCATCCTTCTACGAATTCTAAGCACTGTAGGCTTTTCATCTTTCCTATTACTCATCCTTTTTCTTGTTGTCGTCGTTAACAACATCCATATCTTTCATCTTCTGGTCGTACGACATTTTCCAAACCAGAAGCTCTTTTAGATCGGTCAGTATTTGTCGGACTTGCGGGTCCTTACGAACTCTATCGGCAACCTCCGGAGGAAGTTGTTCATACTCAGTCACTCCTGTCATTGGCCCCAGGAACGAGTACTTCTCTATCTCTTTCTCCGACATTTCTAACAAGTATTCTAACACCCATCTCGTATTAACCGCACCAATATCTGATGCTAGAATCTTTGCTACTTGTGCTTTAACTTGAAGCATTTCCCACTTCAACATCTCATCCATTGTACCCATGGCGGGAAACACTATATCCCATTTAAACGCATGAGGGTCGATACCGTTTAGATAGAATATCGTTTCATACACCTTCCTCAGCCCCGGTATCATTATTCGTTGCACCCGACGTACTTGACGAGCAAACTGTACATCAATTTGAGTTAATGTTGCTTTCGACCTAGTTCCTTCCTCCAAAGACACATAAGCTTTAGGAACATTGACTGACATAAGGAATTTGTTTTCCAGATACTTCACGTCGTCGATACGACCAAGGTTCATGTCACCAGAGATAACTTCGATACCTTGCTTCGTCCTCACATTCTCGTCAATCGGAAGAAAGATGTCTTCGTCAGGCAAAGGAGGGGCATCACTACGATCTACTCGTCCCGTACTCCGATCTACTATATCTCTTTTTGTCATGTTCTCTGCCCACTTACGCACGTAAGCCCACTTCTCCTCAGGGCTTAGACCAGTGGTATCTATGTAGTATGCCAGTCGCTGGTATGCTCGGGAGAGCCGTGCAAGCACCAGACTCTCATCTATCCAAAGCAGTTGACGACCTATACGAGAAGGAGCTTTAGCAAAGATACTATGATCGACCCCGTAAACATCTCGTCCTATTTTGAAATGAGTGATTCTCCAATCCTCAAACTTAATTACGTCTCTATCGGAACCAAACTCGTCTCCTATACGTTGATAGTATGGATACTCAGGGTCTTTAAAAACACCCCTTTCATCAACATCGGCAAATATTTGCTTTACCGGCAACGGCTTAAGTTTCAACAGATAGAAAAGTCCGTTCTCGGAACTTTGGCTAAAAACGTTCTCAGTCCAAAGGTCTCCGTCTCTCATAGTATTCCTGACCAGGTCTCTGACTTGGTCTTTCACCCCAGAACGTTGCTCGGAAAACTGAACTACCTCTTCCACTCGTTTCACGTTTGGGGTATTCTTATCTACTACTAGTCGGTAGTTCTCATCGCCACCTATTGAGCCACTAACTACATTGTCAGCGTATACGTTAAGGGCAGCAGACGCCTCTGCTAACTGATCATCCAAGTACCGGTATTTGTCATACTTGTCTGCTCTTCGATTGGAAAAGAACCATTGCTCCTCTCGCTGCTTGGAGCGTAGGTAGGCGGAGAACCCTGAGCCTACGTCGGGACGCCGATACTCCGTACTTTTCGAAACGTCCTTTTGCTCTGGTTTAGTAGCCAGGGCTGCTGCAAGCCTATTTCTAACTTTACTAATGAAACTATTTGCCATTACTGTATCCTTCTTCTCTATACGACGTCATCATTACTTATCTCGCATCTTGTGGTGGGAGTGAGAACCTCGTCTGCAGGCTCTTGCTCCTTTTTTATCGCTACTGTCACCGCCGAAACGGTGCTTGTAGTAGTAAGCCAACACGACCCAAACTGTGTTTGCCGCTACCACCGAAATTCCAGCCACGAAACTTAACGTTTGATGGAGGAAAGGATAGTAGTACAAATTCCAAAACCCCCAAAGAGAGAACACTACGACCGTAACGATAGAGTAACCACGCACCTCTTTGTCTTTTACCAACACTCGCACGTTGTTCCAAAGAAAGGCACTCGAAACGAACTCGAACCCTCCGTTTACCAAGTCTTGAAGAACTAATTTTTCCATCGTTCCAGCTCCTTACTTACCAAAACAAGCAAGCAATGTAGAACCGATTATGTCTTCATCCTTAACTTTCTCTTCAAGTAGCCGTAACCAGTCAAAGTCCAAGAAACACATATGAAGAAGAAATCCTTTCATCCTTTCCTTACCTTTTGTCATCGTTTACTCTCCTTTTCTCTCGCTCGTTTTATGTATTTACTATATCCTGGGTAATTTCCAGGTTCTGTACCTCAGTAGTACCTACTTTAAGAATGACTTCCCTAACTTCCGCTCCCCATCTTATTTGCAATCCCATATAATAGATTTTTGGAGTCTGATCGGTATCTGTAGCTGATAAAGTCAATCTCAAATAGCCCGTTGAAGGCGTATTGACTTCAATCCCTGAGCCAACCGTCTTTTCAACCAACGCCACTCCTGTCTTAAGTGCCTTTATCTGAAACTTTATTTCTGTGGCGGCGGCTAAATTAGAAACAAGATTTCCATCTTCATCTTTTATGGGAATATCCTGAACCACCGTATTGCCCTTTTTTATAATCCATTCGCTCATGATTCTAATTCTCCTGTAAGACTAACTTTATTTTCTAGGTATCCGACTAAGTCAACGCTTTTCTGAAGATAGGCCACAAGATTATTACCCTTCAAGCCTAAATAAGTCCCTTCAAATTCCGTCCCATTAGCTCCATATCCGACTCCGACTTCAACATCCTCTTCTTCGGGAGGGAACATGGAATTTGCCGACTTTTGCCCCTTCATCATAACTTACATCTTTCTCTACATCCTCTTCTGCGGGAAAATCAGCTTCGTAATCCCCCTCGAATTCTGCACCATTAGCCCCATAGCCAACACCCTTTTTGACATCGGCCTCAGCAGGTGCTTCAAAATTTCCCTCTTTCGTCTCATTGTCGTATTTGACGCCCTTTTCAACATCCCCTTCGGCTGGGAAATCAGGCTCCCCATAACCTCTTGTTATAATCATACCCGCTCCCTCTTAAACACATTCATCATTGCAGGAGCACCTGCCTCGTTAAATAGATTAAATCTTGCCACCTCAGTGGAATTATCTGACTTATAGAAAATCATCTGATTGCCAACAATTTGCCATTTGCCGCCTTCTATATCTTTGAGAAAAGTTATATCTTCCCAGCTAATTGTATCGGTCTTAGCTTTAATAGCATCTATCAGAGCATCGATAGTTTTCAAATTCTCATCAGTCCAGCCAACACCCTTTATGTCAGTCAAATGGTCAATAAGAGTCGTCAAAGCTCCTGAATCTGGAAGATTCTCTACTATCACTTTAATAGCATCCACAATTGTATCTATTGTGTCTATTTTAGCCTCGTTTGCATCCACATTACTCTCCGAAGCAGGGTCGACTGGAAGGTTATCAGTCTTACCTTTAATGGCATCCACAACCGTGTCTATTATATCTTGCTTTGCTTCGGTTGCTACATTAGCTGTGATTCTTGCCATTTCCGTATCATACTCACCAGAAGGTGCTCGACTTGAAACAGCCACATCCAAATTCGACACATCTGCCTTATAATCATCCCGCACAACCGTATAAACGATTACGGGGTCTATCTCTACATCTGAGGTTGAACTTACTGCCTTTAAAACAAATAAATCACAGTTGGTTTCAACTTGCGTTAAATCAAAAGCATATATGCCCTTAAGATTAGTGGCATCAATTTCCACCGGATTAACATCATTCGATTGTACCGCCGCACCCCCATCCTTAGAAATATATGCGGTAATATTACCTGCATCCCCTGTTTTTGGCTCTTTATTGACAGTATCCCAGGCAAATATCAGGACTTTTTGATTTGCTATGTTTTTATGTAAAGCCATAATTAAACTCCATGTATTTGAAGTCTTGGTCTCTGGCTTCCTGAATCCTGTAACTCAAGGTGCCAGTCTATCGGCTCGTCCACTGTAATATTATCCAGTACAAGCGTTTCATAGCCGGCTTTGGTTATCGTGAATTTATGGGGAGAATAAGTCGTTTCCGTTTCAGGTGTGTCTTCCCATTTCTTATAAGTTATCGTTTGTTCAGCAATCTTGCCATCCGCTCCTGTATTTACAGAAAATATCGTATTGCCATCTTTGTCTTGACAAAGAATAGTTACTCCAGAGAGATTATTCCCGTCTTTATCGGCTATGTGGATATTGCAAGTATAGACAAGATGTGCCTCAGCATCGGTAGCTAGAGTAAAATCTCCCTGCACTGGCAACCATCTTGGGTTTTTTAAAGTTATAGTATTAGCAGTACCCATATAAATTTTTGCCCCACTGGAATTGGTTATCAGTAAATTTTCAACCAACGCATCACCGAATCCTACAGTAAGACCATCTTCAACTGCACGTTCTCCATGAACATCATCTAAAGTCCCTGAACTCAAAACAAGATTAAGAGCTCCATATATATAAAGAGAAGTAATATCATATGTAGTACTTTTAATCTGCCAATAAGTGTAAACTGGCGATGAAACGGTTGAATTAAAAATAGTAGTCGGACAATTTTCAATTCGTGTTCCTCCCGCCGCTGCAACAAGGTGGGCATTATACATATTAAAAACACCACCCGATGCAAAGGGCTTTGATACCCAACCTCCTGTGTATTTTAGGAAGGCAGCACCTTTAGCATAGAAGATATTTGAAATCTCCCCTATATTAAACGTAGCATTAGCTTTAATCTGTGGCGAAAACCCTGTCATATCAACAGCCTCGCCAGCCTGAATTATAACATAAGTTGACGTAGAACCATCCCCAATATCCAAATCGGCCGCAATTTGAAAAAATCCGTTACCATAAGCAGTGGCCACCCCCCATCCTTGAGCTGTGTCTTCATCGCATATGTCCTGCATTGTAATGGGATCACCAGATGTACCACCAGTGCAAATTATAGTGGAACCTGGCTTTGTTATGGATTTAGCCATTATTCAGGTTGCCTCCAGTTTATAAAATCCTTATGCTCATCCAGGGCAGACTTTGACTGAATCAAGATACTACGAATAGCAGAGCCTTCGCTTTTAATCTCTGAATCAACGTCCTTGAAGCTCGCACCTGCTATAATCTCATCAATCCTTGCAATCGTCTCCTGGAGGACGTTATAAGCATTTTCAGCTTGTGCCCTGAATTCAAATACAGCGTCCATAGCCTTATTGGTTTGCCAGGCGGAATTAAGTTTGTCTTTTATTGTCATTTTAACCTCCTTTTAGAGAATCAATTTTTCCATCGTTCCAGCTCCTTATCGTTACGTGCAACGAAGAAAGGTCGAAGACTCCTTCGTAGCCGCTTCGTTTCTTGGTAGCTGTTCCCGTAAAGTATCCCGTAAGAGTTTGCCACGAAGGATGCCTCTTGTTCCGTAAGCCCCGAATCTAGGGCTAGTAGAAACAAGGTACCATATACCACGTCCCATTTCAACTTTAGCACCGCTTCTTTTGTAACCTCGTCTCTGGTAGAGTCCATGTCGGTGAATACTTTTACCATTACTGAGTTGAGGATGTAGTCGGTGACTCGTTCTACCGATATCTTTCGACGTAGGAATTGTTGTAGTCGATCGTTATCCATCGTTCCGCTGGTGTTCTTGTTCCTTCTTCTCCACGAGTGCCATGAGTGCCTGTCGCACAACAGATGTAATCGTGCGGGACTCTCTCTTCGCCACTCGTCGGACTCGGTCGAAGTCCGAGGGGCGCATGTGGAGAAGGAATCCTTTCATCCTTTCCTTACTGTTAGATTTTTGCATTGTTATTATACTCCTTTTTAAAGTATTTTTTTGTTATTATTGCCATGTCAGTTCTTTGTAAAAATTATATATTTTTTGCATGCGTTGGTTTAATCACCATTCCCCTACAACCGAAACCAATAAAAACGACCCCGACCATCCCTTTATCTTTTCTACTCCTCTCTCTCCGAGACAATCAATCACATCAACCATCACGTGCGTTACTCTCCAATCATCATACATAATAAAACCTTCCTTCTCCTCCTCCTAGGGAAGCAAAGCTGCCACCGTTGAAAGTAACGAGAGACGGTCGGGGAAGGAGTTGAATTATGCTCAACATTTTTCTTCTTCTTTTATTCCTTCTCATCTCTTCGACGATTCCTCCGAGTACTTCTATTCCTTCTATTCCTTCTATTCCTTCTATACTCTCTATTCTATCATCCATCCTCTGACTCTATACTCTCCCTCTTCTATACCTTCTACCATCATATATACCTCCTGGTGTCTAGATCGTAAATATTCTAAAGCCTTCTTTAGGAAAGATAACTTCGAGTCTTCTATATCTTTCATTTAACTCCTTATATCTTTTATTATATTCGTCCTTCTCCTCACGTAGTCTCTGAATAATCTTCTCCTTCGTCCTATCCATCTGGTCGCCCTCTTCTTTCCTAACTCTAATAATTACTTCTATACTTTCTATCTTCCGCGATCCTTTCTATCTCTCTCTCTACCTACCTATTATTATACTTCTTACTCTCCTCTTACCACATTCATCGGGACTCGAACTTCTCCTCTCTCTCTATCTTCTTTTCCTCATCAACAATATCATCAAAACGTGCTAAACGTCCTCCAGCTACTTTTTCATGCACTTTCCAAACATCGTCCCATATCAAACCAATCCCATCTTCTAGACTTGCAATCCTTCTCTTTAATTTCTTATATCCAAACATTTCTCCAATACTCTCCTTTCCTTTACTTCTCTTTACAATTATAAACACTTTCTCCTTCTCCTACTAACTAACTAACTTCTTAACCCTATACTTAAGAGATCGTAGCCATCCTCTCCTAGTATAACGCCTCTTACATCTCTTACATAAAGTATGTATCCAACCTTCTGTCTGCGATACTCCGTCAGTGGAACCACAAACCTCACATATACATCCGCTTATTGCTTCAGCCATATGTATCGCACCACTGGTGTAGCCGGTTGAGTAGTTAGTATAGAAACGCAAAGTCCCCAATTTTTCCTTTACCTGAGTGGCCTGTATTGTAACGTTCCTATCCTCTTCTTTTAACCTCTCGTTCTCTCTCTGTATAAGAAACGCCAAACAATCAATTATATTATACCAACCATCGCCACAATCGAACCCCCAACACATCGCCGTCTCTGTCATTGGAAGTTTATGCTGTCCGAATACTACAGGATACTTTTCGTATAACTGCTTTGTAAGCTTACTATTCAAACTTACCCCCTTTATTTTGTTTCTTTACGCAGTACCAGAGCTTATGCACAATTCTATGTAGCTCTTTATCAACCGCTTGCTCGCTACTGTAGTTCCTCAGTGGCTCTAAAATAAAACTAAGCAAAAGCTCCGTAATCTCATGAAACGCCAGACTATTCAATTCTTTATCAGACATTACTGGGCAAAGCTCACTATTCAATCCTACTTCCGCTGTCATTGCACTTAACTCTACGCTATTCCAAGCTCTAGCCCCTTCCACTTTGTCGCATCTGAAGAAAACTTCGAATTCATTCAATTCAAACTGATCTATCCAATACTCACAATACCTAACAAATTTATCAAACTTCTCGTTTCTTTCTTTACTCATATCCGTTTCTTTCTCTTCCTCTTCTTTTTCTCTCCATACAGACACATCTTCCCAAGTACCATCCACACCAGATATTTTAGTATAATCTAATCCTCCATCCAACGATACCGCCCCGCACCTGCAAGTAACGAAATCATGTCGATGCTTACTTTCTATAACATCACCACATTTCTTACACTTAATTCTACTTCTTACTAAAACTTTACTCATATCTTACTCGTATCTATCTCTTTCTCTCCCCTAATCCTTACCTAGTTTAAAATTTCTATCCCACACGTAATGAAACAAGTAGTAAAGCAACGTATTTACAATATTCCAACAAATGGTGTAACCAATAGCGAATCCAAAATAATTACTTACTACCAACTTTATCAATCCTTTAATAGCAAAGTAATTGAATAAGAAATTCATCAAAACTACGAATAACCTGTAACAAACTCCTCGGTTAAGCAAAACGAACAACTTTATCCTCCTTCTAAATATTCTCATCCTCTACACCTACTACTCTACCTCCTATTACTTCCACGACCTGTCTTCCTAGTCTTACCACATCCTCCACGACCACGATTAGCCCTGGTGCCACGTCCCGAACCATCTCTCTTTGGAACTCCTTTCTTAGCCATTATCTTAGTTATCACTTCCTTTCATTTAGTTTACTTGACCTCCCTCTACTCTATACCTATACCCCTAAATTCTCAACATTACTTACGAAAGCTTTTGCTCCCGTATAGTCTTTCTTACTTAAAAACCCTCTAACACTACTCATAAATAAAGCACGATCGCCTGGTTCTAAACCTCGTGCAACTCGTTTAGCACTACCAAGAATTTCTTTTTCTCTTGCGGTTACGGTACTTTTCTTACTTCCTCCACCGCCTCCTGCGGCTCCTCGTCCTCCCATTTCTTATTTGCCTCCTTTCATCTTAATATTTTTAACTAAGTCCTGGATTCTTCTTCTTAAGATTTCGCAAATGTCCTTCGAGTCTCTTAATCTTTCTCTTCCTAACTTCAATTGAT